TCGCGATCGTCCAGGTCAGGGACGAAGCGCGGCTCGTCGTTCGTCACCGGCCCTGAGTCGTAAGGACGGCTGAGCGGGTTGATACACGGCCCGGCCATCGCGGCGCGGTGTCTTGCGATCGACTCGCGAGGAGTCAGGGCGTCCGTGAGGCGGGGGAGCTTGCTCCGCCGGGCCTCGCGGAGCGACTTGGGCGTGAACCAGGTCGGCTGCATCTCGGAGCTGAAGACGTCCGGGGATGAATCGGTGATGACGACGTGTTGGATCATGACGACCTCCTCATGCTGCGGCGAAGCCGTAGCTTCAAGCGGTGGGTTGTTTTGCCATCGGCGCTGAATGTCGAAAGCAGGTACAGCGGGCCTAATAGCGGGCGAACTCTAAATCCGCCGCCGTACTTCAAGGTCAGCTCCATGTTCTTCATCACTCCTCCTAAGTAGTAGGGCCACCACACGTTCTCTCCTGGAGGCCCCGTAGTCTCCCGAGTCATCGTGATGTGGCCCGAGCCGTTGGGGGACGGACGGAGGAGGATTCCCAAGTGCCGCGTCTAGCCTCGAACGACGGGGTTCGATGGTCGGCTCTTTGACCATGCTCTCGAATCCCTCGTTCGATGGCTGCGGTGCTTGGATAAAGAGTCCGGGGGAGGGAGGGAGGAGACGGCTCGGCTGCCTACATCCGATGACCGGGAGCTATGGAAGCGAAGCGGTCGCCAGCGGCTCTATGCTGGCGATCCATAGTGGGCCGGAGAGAACGTGTGTGTGTGTTGTCCGAGTCTGTGACAGCAGCGCCTTTATGCATTTTCTTCTAGGCAACAGCCTGCTGTCACACACTCGGACACCGTTAGCCTCCCCTTGCGAAGCGATAGCGAGCGGGGAGGACACAGCCGAAGGCTGTGGATGGACAGCCGTAGGCTGTCCTACCCCCTTGCGTACTGTGCGAGGGGGAGCGGTAGGAAGCGGGGGAGGACAGGGGTATGGACGCTCCTTGCTCTTGCGTCCATGCCCTCCAAGGACAGATGAGAATGGGGGAGAAGCAGGTATAAGCAGCGCTTATGGGTAGGTGTGACGCATAAGCAATCCTTATACGTGGTGGTGTGATGATAGGCAGGCGGCTAGGGCAGCGTTGTGAGAGGGGGAGCCTTGCCCTTCCACACACCCCCTGATCTGAACGTTGACGAGAGGTTTATGGGGGGTAGTGGTGGTGGTGTTGGTGTTGTGTTTGCTGACCCCCCAGAGTCCTCCGGAAGTGACCCCTCCGTAGGATGAGCCGATCGCATACGTCTCAGTAGCTATAGCGCGCCCTCATACGTCCGCACCGTCTGATAAGGTTTCCTTATCGCACGTTTCATGCGATCTTCGATCCCTGAAGGGGGGTGCAACTCAAATGGCCAACCAAATCTGCCTGATCGTCAACCCCACTGCAACGGCGTACACGAACGTCAACGCGGCGGGCGACGACATCGCTCCAATGGCAGCGGGCAGCGTTCAGACGAACGCTTCGGGGCTGGTGACGCTCTCGGATGCAGAGCAGGCGACCTTCGCTGGCGCTCATCCGGAGGCTCTCATCATGCTCTGCTCGACCGTGTCTCCCACGGCCGCGATGCGTGAGGGTTTCCGTCTCGCGTCGAAGATTCTTCGGCTCGGGAAGAACCCCGGCACCGCGATCACGTAGTCCATGGGGGGCGACGAGCGGGTCATCCGGCTTGTCGCCCCCTCCGATCCCCGACGTTGAGAAGGGGGGTGAAACAGGATGGCTGACTATCTGATCGCGAACGGTACGGACGCTGAGCTGACGAACGTCAACGCTGGTGGTGTGGACGTTCCGAGGCGAAGCTCGGGCAACACGATCACGCTGACGGACGTCGAGCTGGCGGCGGTGTGTGTGCTGCCGGGCGTGGCGGTGATGAAGGACACGTCGACGTTCCAGCAGCGGCGTGAAGTAGCGAAGGTGCTGAAGTACCGGAAGGTGCTGACGCTCTAGCCGGGGGGGCCGCAAGGCCCCCTTCTCCGTCCTACACGTTCCGTATAGTTTCAGGTCAAGCGCGGTGGAGCAGTGGCAGCTCGCCAGGCTCATAACCTGGAGGTCGCCGGTTCGATCCCGGCTCGCGCTATCGGCCCCGTTGACCCGGTGACGCCTGCGCGCCGCCGCTCCCGGTGAGGGGCCGAATGACCGAAGGGCCTCTTGATGGGAGGCCCTTCGTGTCTCAGTAGCGCGGCTTCGGCCGCTTCGGCTTCTTCGCCATTCTACTTCTTCTTCCCCTTCTTCGACACCGGGGGCTTGCGGCCCGCTCCTTGCGAGGGAATTCTCTCGCCCTGTGAGTGGGTCTTCTCCCACTGTGCGCGACCAGAGTTGGTCGGACGCTTCGGTGGCTTGGCTGCCATATTGCTCACCCCCTTTCACGGGGCTTCGGCTTCTTCGGCACTACGCGGCCTCGTCGTATTCTGGGTCGTCCTCCGCCTCGTCGGCCTCGTCCTGGCTGCCGAGGAACGTGTCGTTCCCCTGCTTGGCGTAGACCGGCTCGTCGCTCCTCCTCACGAAGCTCTCTTCGGCCAGCTCGTCGGCAGCCAGGGCGTCCACGATGGCCTGTGCGCCCGCGACCCCGTTCTCGACGCCGCCGCCTGCCTCGACGTCGGCCCGCGCCGCCGCCTGGGCCAGCTCCTCGACGGCGAAGCCTTCGACTGCCTCGACCAGTTCTGGCTCGGTGCCGTCTGAGACGTTCTCCGCCTCGGGGATGACGTCCTCGACGACGATGAGGCCTTCGGCCTCTTCTTCGGTGATGAGGCCTTCGTCTACCAGCTCGTCGAGTACCGCCTTGACTTCCGGCGCTCTCAACTCGTAGCCGTCGATCGTGTCCGGCTCGGCACCGAGCTTGTTGAGGATGTCGGCGTTCCGCTCGATCGACTCGGCCAGCCTCTCTTCGAGGTTGCTCTCCTCGGCCTTGGGCCGGGTTTCCGACCCCGCGCCGAGCGCTCCGACTACGCCGACTTGGTCGGGGACGAGGACGAGCTTCATGGCGTCGATGGCTGCCTTGTACAGGAGGCCGGTGTCGGCCTCGTACAGGAAGCTGCCGGGGCCGTCTGGCCCCTCGTACTTGTTGACGATGGTGACGGTCTGGCCGTCGATCGTCTCTGCCGGGTATCCCATTGTGTCTCTTCCCTTCTCCCCTAGAAGGGGATGTCGTTGGTCTTCGGGGCTTCGGCGGCCGGTTCGGCCTCCGTGGTGGGCAGGCTCTCCTGCTTCGCCGGGACGTCTTCATCGCGGCGGAAGAACGCCTCGCTGTCGATCTGCGCCGCCTCGATGACGGTCTTACTGCGCTTGGCGCCGTCCGTCTCCCACTCCTGCTTTTCCAGGCGACCGGAGACGGTGAGGTTGTCCTTCTTCCGCATCTTGCGAGCGACCAGGAGGGCGAACTTGCCGAAGACCTCAACGTCGTGAATTTTCGACTCGTCGGCGTAGGAGCCGTCCTCCTGCTTGCGCGAGCGACGAACGGCGACACCGAGGTGAACGATCGCGCTCTCGCCGTCGTCTGCCGTCCAGCGCGTCTCCGGGTCTGCGACCAGGAAGCCGGAGATGACGACCGTGTTGACATTGCTCATGTGGGGTTCCCTTCTTCCTCGACGATTTCGGCATCGAGGACTTCGAGTGCGGATACGGCGCCTGAGAAGGCGACGGTGTTCCCGACGCTGATCCAGCGCGGGCGTTCGGTGTTCAGCTCCTCGCGGAAATCGTCTGCGACCTGCGGAGCCAGCTCTTCGTCTAGGTCGTAGTCGTAGGAGTCGAAGGTATCCTCGGTTCGACACTCGACGGTCTGCCCCGAGTTCAGGTGCAGGCGGATGATCGCGAGGACGTTCACGCGATGACCTCGCTGGCGAAGATGATCCGTAGGGCGAGGCCTGCCTCTTCGCGGGCGCAGGCCGCTACGAACTTCGTCCAGTCCCCTGGCGACACGATCATGCTTCCGAAGAAGACGTCGCCGAGCGTTACGTGGACGGTGACCCCGTCTTCGGTGCCGGAATCGTTGATCGGCTCAAAGTCGAGCGTCATCACGCACCCGCCTTCGAGGCGAGCCAGCTCGCCCGGTTCTGGAACGGCCGCCAGTGACGGTGGCCACCTGCGCGGTGTGTGGCGACCTTCGCCGCCTCGGCCATCGCTATCTCGACCCTCTCGGCGGCCTCGCGGATCACGGTCTTCCCGCTCTTCATCATGCGTTGCCCTTCCGCCGTATCCGCGCTCTACTACGCGGAGCGGCTGGTGGAGTGTCGTATTCCCGCCAGCGCATCCCCGGCTCGATCCCGGCCTTGTTGCAGGCGGTCAGGTACTCCGGCCAGATACGCTGCGGTCGGAGGGGCTTCGGCTCCTGGCAGAGCCAGCACGAATGAGCGAGGCCGCTGTTCGGCGTTCGGCAGACGAACTCGCCTTCGTTGTTGACTCGCTTCGCCTTGCACCGCCACGTCTCTTCAGTCGGCGGGTGCTGTAGGAGCTTCTTGTCTGCGTTAGTCAGCTTGGCCACGTCATCCTTTCGCGGAGTAGCTGACTACATCATAGTTGTCGTCTCGGACGGACTGTGTAGGAGTCTCGGTCATGCGTTCGGCGCGTCGGTTCGTTCTGGGAGTTGAGGCTGAGAGCCGCCGCCTCCGGCGGCCGGAAGTTCTGTAAACCTTCAAGTTCCTCCCCCTCACCCCCCAAACCCCCCTCTCCCCCAAACACGGCTTGGCGAACACCCGTTCGGGGTGTCCGCTCTTAGAGAGAGGAACGAGAACGCCCTTTAGGCAGTCGGCTGTCCTGTTCCTATGCACCAGCGAGGGCCTTCTCAGCATCCAGCCCGTCGCTTGAATGAGATGATCCTACACGGCCTGTCGGATGTCCGTCGCGCCGTGTAGGATTCGGGCATGGCTCTGACGCCAACTCAACGCGCGAAGCTCGCCAGGGGCGGTTCCTCGAAGACGGACGGGAAGGGTGCGTCCGTCAACGCGAAGCTGCTCTCTCATGGTGGCTATCGCGGCGCGGTCGGCGGCGGCTACGCGAAGTCGAAGGCTTCCACAGCGAAAGAGAATGCCAAGTGGATTGCCGGGGCTGTCAAGCGCGGTCTGATCGCCGGGGCTAAGAAGAAGGCGAAGAGTGCAAAGGCCGGGATGGCTGAGCGTTCGCTCGCCGCTCGCCGCTCACGTCGGGGAGGTTACTAGGTGGGCATCTGGCAGGAGGTCGGCGCGAAGGTCGGCAATCCGCCCGGCTGGTCAGACGCGACGGTCGACGCTTGGATGGCCAAGTTCGCGTCGAAGGGCGGCGGCTACGTCCTCGTCCAGTCCTCGAACGGGCCGATCAGCCACATCGAGTACGACGTCCTCCGCTGGAAGAACGCCTGTGCGAAGTACGGGCGGCGCTTTGGCATCTGGAACGTGACGTACACCGATCCGCACGCCGAGGCTCTCCAGTTCGTCGCTGACATCGTGAAGTACAAGCCGGAGGGGGCCTCGATCAACGCCGAGGTCTACTACCACGGCGACCCGAACCAGGGCGGCGATCAGCTCGTCCGCTGGAATCGTAACCTTCAGTTCCTCGACGCCTTCGCCGCTGCTTCTTTCGGCAAGTTGCTACCGCCGTTGTCCCTCAACACTCTTGGCGCCGCTTCCGGTCAGAACGTCTACTGGATGCCCCACGATCGCTGGCTCGCCCACGGTTTCGACGTCCACGCGCAGGCTTACTACAACGCCTGGGACGACTACCGCCCCGACCTCTGTGTTGCCCACTGGCTGCGGGCCGGGTATCCGCTCGACCGGATCGCGCTGACCCTCGGCACCTACCAGGCCGAGTCCGGGTCGAAGGGGCTGCACTACCACGTCTCGGACTATCTGCCCCTGCTTGGCTCGCTGGCGATCAAGGGTGTCAACCTCTTCACGGCCGAGGCGCTAGAGGACGACCGAGACTTCGACTGGATTCCCAACCTGATCGTGAAGGGCCACGCTCTCGCCCTGGCACCGCTTCCCCCACCCCCGCCCTCGTTTGTCGACGTTCACGCGAACCGGCGGGATGAGCTGAAGCTGATGAAGGAGTCAATCGATTACTGGCGGGCGACCGGGAAGATGGAGACTGCCATTGCGGTCTACCGGCAGACGCTCGCGTGGCGTGTCCTCAATCTCCTGGAGTCAGGGACGAACGTGCGGGCCGTTGCGGGCCTCCTCGACACGCTCGGCGCTCCGAGGCCCTAGTCGTGATTCGTTGCTTCCTCGCGGTGTCCGCCTGCGCTCTGTCCTTTGCTGCCCTTGCCGCCACGGCTCGCGGGGAGAACGAGTACCCGAAGTTGAACGTTGTGGCGTCGGTGTTCGCGATGAAGCCAGTCAGAATCGTGTGTCCAACTCACGACGAGCAGAAAATCGACCCCATTTGGCAGGTGGCTTGGGGTTATACCTTTGCCGGTATAGATGTTGCTTGGATCGACACCAACCTTTGTAACGCCGCGCTGAACGTCAATGGTCGCTCGCGTCCTGCGTGGATGCGGGCGATAGCCATTCTCGTTCTAGTCCATGAGTCCTACCACATGAGGGATGTGTCGTGGAACGGTAATGAGGCGAAGGTCGAGTGCGCGGCCATCAGACATTGGGGGTACGCAGCCAAGATGCTTGGGGCTACTGAGGAGACGGTCAAGGAGCTGGAGGGATGGGCGCAGGCTTTCCATTGGCGCCTGGTCACTCGGATTCCGGCGTACTACCTCCCTGGCTGCAAGGTGCCGTGGGTCTACTAGGTCGTAGGTTCGTCCGACAGTTCATGTAGGATGCGGGCATGGCGAAGCGTGACAAGAACCTCTGGCGCGTTGCAATCGACCAGTCGGCGGCCGGAGAGACGACCCTCGTCGCTGCGGCGCCTGGTCAGGTGCATGCCGTCCTCGGTTTCCTTCTGATCCCGGATGCGGACGGCACGGCGGCCATTCAGTCCGACACTGTTCCCGGCGGCGCCGGGACGGAGACGGTTCACACCGGGGTCATGAACATCAAGGCTGGCGTTCCGGTTGGCTTTCGGTCAGAGGGTGACGAGCCGTGTCTCGTCGGCCTCGCGGGCGAGGCCCTGGTGCTGGAAACCGGCACCGCTACCGTCAGCGGCTTCGCTTACGGGTACACCGAAGGCGCGTAGGCGCCCAAGGGGTCGTCGTGGGCGCAACCGTCAGATCAGCCGGTAGCGGGCAGTCTCCGGTCGGCACCGCGATTGATGTCACGAAGCCGACGTGCGTGGTCGGTGACTATCTGATCGTTGCGATCCCGGTGCAGGCGACGACCGTCACGTTGACGCCCCCGGCGGGGTGGACGGAGTTCACCACGTCTCCGGTCGACGGCAGCACCGATGTTCGGCTGCGGGCTTGGTATCGGAAGGTGGATGGCTCTGAGGCCGCGACCCTCACCTGGACGTCGAGCCTCAGCGAGAAGCACCCGTGGGGGATCGTTTCCTGTGCAGACGGCCATCAATCTTCGCCGGTTCGTTCTCAGGTCGAGTCAGGCAATGCGACGGCGGATACGACGTGCGAGTTCGCGGCGACAGGCTCGCTCACTGTAGGCGACCTGGTCATCATCATCGGCGCGATGGACGGGGCTTCGGTTGGCGCCTGGACACCGCCCGCGACTTACATCGAGCGAGTCGACCAGTTCCAGGACTCATCCTTTACATCCGTCTTCATGGCCAGCAAGGAAATCACGTCGGCCGGTGTGGAGACTCCGGCCGCTGCGTCGTTCACTGGTGGCACGGTCGCGAGCGCGTCCTTCACCTTTGCGCTCGCCATTGATCCGTCTGCTGCCGGTGGGCGCGGCGGCTCGCTGCTGACCACCGCCCTCTCCTAGGCCGTCCTACGTTCGCTGTAGGCTTAGCCTACGGTGGCTGTTCTTGCGACAAAGAGCGCGACCCTCTGCAAGCTCTGTAAGTCCGCTCGGCGATCTGACATCGACGCGCTGCTAGAGCGTCGGTCGAAGCGCGAGATGGACGAGCAGGGCAACCGGATCAACTTCGCCTACGTCAAGAAGTTGGTCGAAGAGTGGGGTGTCGTGAACCTCACGGAGGAGAACGTCAAGGGCCACTGGAAGCTTCACTGTCGCGTCACCACTTCCGAGGCCGTCGAGGCCGAGCAGGACGCCGCGTACGAGCGGATGATCCAGATTCTCCGGGGCGAGTTCGAGGTCGACGTCAACACCGACCTCGACCGCATCTGGGCGATGGGCATGGCGCGGTTGGAGTCGCGGATCGCCAGGGGCGAAGACCCCGGCATCACGCCCGACTTGATGATGAAGGTCGCTGCCGAGAAGACGCGGCGCCAGCACTCGGAGACGCAGGACGAGCTGATTCGGATGCTGACCGGCGGCATCCAGCGTCACATCGGCGGCGGGGCTAAGTCGATTGGCGAGGCCGACGTCGTCGGCGAGCTGCCCGTTGTGGACGCCGAGTACAGCGAGGTCGGAGCGTGAACTCCGAGCGCTGCTACCTGCTTGCCGGTTGGGATTGGGACGGCCTGCCTATCGTCAAGTTTGGGCGGGGGCCTTACGGTCGCGCTCACGTGCAGGCTGTGGCCCATCCGGGGGTTGTCGTGGTCGGCACGTATCTCGCTCCGAGCGGTTGGGATTCCTTTTTCAGGAAGGAGTATCAGCGCCTTCATCCCGCTCACATTCATGGGGAGTGGTATTGCGCTGAGTGGGAGATGGTCGAGTGGGTCAAGGCCGACCCTTCATTCGTCTCTTTCCCTGAGTGCGCAACTCCGTCTCTTAGGGCGGTGGCGGTGTGACCGGCTGCTTCGAGCATGGGCTGGAAGAGCGGATTTGCGGTCTGACCGATCGGCTCGAAGGCCTCCCCTGGTGGAGCTGGTATCGCCGCTGGAAGCTAGAGCGCCGCGTCGAGTGCCTACTCGACCTCTTGATCGTCACGGTACAGGCCGGGTTCAAGGAGTCGGCGTGACGCGCATTGCCCTCACCCCTGAGGAGTTCGTGGAGTACGGCCAGCTCGGCCTCGCCCGGCTCTCGTCCGCGTTGGAAAAGCGCCGGGGTGGCGCTCACGGCTTTCAGCGCAACCCACAGGATCGTTACCGGATCGACGTCGAGGGGATGCACGCGGAGTATGTCGCGGCGAAGGCGCTCGGCCTTCTCCCCTTCAATCCGACCGTGAGCGAGCAGGACTCCAAGTTCGGGGACATCGGGCCGGGGTTGCAAGTGCGCTCGACTCGTTACACGTCCGGGTCACTTCTGATTCACGACTCGGATGACGACGATCATGTGTTCATTCTCGTCACGGGGGAGTATGGCGTCTTCAACGTGCGCGGGTGGATTTATGCCCGCGAGGGCAAGGTCAAGAAGCTCTGGAAAGTACATAAGGATCGTGGCGCATACTGGGTGACGCAGGACAGGTTGCGCCCGCTCGACACGCTGGAGCTTCCGGCATGATCGTCCGCGACCAGGACGGCTGGTATCTCAAGCTCTGGCTTGGCCCGAGGCTGTGGTTCGTCCTCGGCCGTTGGAAGCGAGGCCGTCGATGAACGTCGAGAAGGAAGTCCGGCGCACCGTCCGGCGCATGGTCTTCTGGCGGGTGGTCTGTCATCTGCTCCACGTTCCGGGCGGTGTCCTCAATGCGGCGCAGGGCCTCTTGGAGGTCTTCATCACCTTCTTCAATCGGCTTTCCGATACTGCCTTCTACTTCGAGCTAGAGGCGGCCCGGCGCTATCGGCTGCTGACTGGCCTCGATCTTGGCGTGGCTGCCGGATACCCGGCTCGCTACACGGGTTTGACGGAGACGGCAGTTGCCGAGGCGGAGGAGAGGGTCAACGATGACGAATGACGAGCTGACCTACGAGGAGCGGCTGGAGCTGTCCTGCGCTGCCGCTGCTGTTGCCGTCACTCGGCACCGCCTCGGCGGTGACCACATCGACGGGACGCTCTGTGTTGCTTGGGGCGAAACCATCCTCGTTCTGGACTACTGCGCCCACGACTGGCCGAGTATCAAGCTCCTACCGCCGCAGACAACCGTCGAGCTGTACGGCGAGGGGTGGATGAACTAATGCACGTCGGCACCGGCAAGGCCGCGCAGTCCGACCAGCTTCTCGATGCTTTCGCACGGGGCCGTTCCGACCCTGCCTTCTTCTGCCAGTTCTTCCTTGGCCGCACCCTGCATGATGGTCAGGCTGAATGGATGATGAGGGCGGAGGCGAAGGTGAATGCTCTCGCCTGTGCGAACCGTTTCGGTAAGACGACCGTTCTCGCTTGTCGCCACTTCCATCGCGGCATCTACAAGATTGGCGCCGAGTGGCGTTACATGAACGAGGATGGCACGATTGACCTCGACGTCTTCACCGGCCTGAAGTACGAGACGGTTCACACGGCGGGCGAATGGGAGCAGGCCTCCTATGTCTGGGAGGACGCCCGCAAGCTGATTGCCGAGCAGCCGCGCATCCAGGCGTTTGTTTCTGCGCAGCCCAAGTCGAAGCCGCCGTACATCCGGGGGATTCAGGGCTGGAAGTGGCTGTTCCGCACGCTCGGTGTGAATGCTTCTGGTGTGGACGGCAAGAGCATCTACTACCTCTCGATCGACGAGGCGGGATGGATCGACTCGCTCTCCGAGATGATGCGGAACGTTCTCCGCGTCCGCATCGCCGACGTCCGGGGGATCATCGACATCGTCGGCACCTTCAAGCCAGGGATTAGCCGCGATTTCTACCAAATCTGCGTTCGCGCTTCTGCGTACACGGGGGCGCGGATCGACTTCGCCCACACGTCCGACGACGGCGACGAGACGACCGAGACGGCGACTAGCGTCAAGGGGATCGAGGCCGCGATGAAGAAGTACCTGAAGGAGTTTGGGATCAACCTCGACGAGTACCGGGACGCGCTGGAGCGGGGGATTCAGGATGCGCTTTGACCCGGAACCCCGCCGCGTCCTCGGCCTGTCGAGGGACGCCGTTTCAACTGAAAGCTTCTACTGTTGCTACTGCGGTACGTGCATGGGCAGTAGCTTTGCCTCGTCCATGCGGGCGCACATAAAGAACCAACACGACGAAGAGGATGCGTTCGAGGGTGAGGACTTCGTTCATGGCTGGCAGGCGCTCCTGATGAATGAGCGACACGACCGCTGGCGTGAGCGCGAGGAGAAGCGAGCGGCCAATATGCTCGCGAGCCTGCGTGGCCCTGACGACTTCCTCCTGGAGTGCGAGAATGATGCCTGACCTTTCCCTGATTCCGAAGCGGGCCGAGTACTACGTCCAGACGGGGAGCATGTTCGAGAACCCCTACGGCGTCCCGCACGACGAGATCGTCTCGATGCTCTTGGAGCTGCCCGCCGAGATGGCGGCTCAGGTGATCTTCGGCAAGTACGTCGAGTCGTCCGGCCTCGTCTTCCCCGGCGAGACGATCCAAATGTTGATCGACCGAGCGGCGTCCCACTTCGCCGATCAGTGGGACACGGACTTCCGCGTGACCGGCGACCGCTGGCATGACAAGTACGCCCGCTCTTACGCCCGCACGCTGCCCATCGACTCGAAGAGGCAGCGCTACGCCACTGGTGTCGACTTCGCTCGGCAGACCGACTACACCGTCCTCTTCACTCTCGATGTGTCAACACGGCCCGCACGGGTTGTCTACTTCCGCCGTCTCAACCGCGTCCCGTGGGAGTCGATCTATCGTGAGTGCGGTCGGGCCGCGCATATGTGGGGGCCGTCTATCCTCGCTGACTCGACGGGCATGGGTGGCGACGTCATCTTCGAGAACTTGGAGAGCCGGTACTACTGCCCGATCCATGATCGTACGCTTCAGAAAGAGGACGAGGATGGTGGCGGTGTTTGTCGCGACCGTCGTGGAAATGCCCTGGGTGGTTGCGGGTTGCTCGACGAGGAGGGTTCGCCGCTATATGCCAACCTTGGCTGCGTCGATGGCTTCGAGTTCCAGACCAAGTCGAAGAAGAATCTTATGGAGCATCTGCGCAACACGCTCCAGGTCGGCTATCTTCAGGGTTCCGACGAACCCTTCGGTTGGCTGCGCTCGCCGCCGATCGCGCAGCTCGAAGAGGAGCTGTCGTTCTACGCCTGGGACGACAAGGGGCTGATGACCGACTGCGTTATGGCCCTCGCCCTCGCTGCCTGGCAGGGCTTGGAGGACGTGCCGCAGCCCGCGCTCATCGGTTCGATCCACGGACAGTAGGCGTCTGCTCGTCCTACGTCTGGTGTAGGATCAGAGGGTGTCGATCTTCGATCGCAGCGACCCGACTCGGCGCGAGCTGATTGATCTCCACGCCGAGTATCTGAATCTGCTCTCGGCCGCAAACGAGCGGGTCAGTCGCATGAACGCCTACCGAGCGGAGAACAACGGCGTGCGCAGTCCGGCATCCGAGCAGCACTTCCGCGACAACGACGACTACGGCCGGAAGTCGCGCAACCGGGTCGATGAGCCGACGCGCCAGCACATCGCCCTTCCGCTCGGCAAGGCTCTCACCGTCAAGCACGCCTACCGGATCGCGGGGCAGCTCCCCGACGTCTTCTGCGACCAGCGCGACGAGACGCCGCAGGAGCGCTACCGCTCAGACACGATCGAGAAGGTCGTCTGGGCGATCATCCGCGCGAGCGGTGGTGAGACGACCTTCACCGACGCGGCCTGGGACGGCTCTGAACTTGGCTCCTCCTGCTTCGACGTCTACTTCGACGTTGACAAGCAGATGCCTCTCGTCCGCGCGATCGACCCGACCGGCATCGTCGAAGTTCAGGGCGTCGACGACCCGCATGATTTTCAGCGCGTCTACCGCACCTGGGACGCGCCGCTCGCCGCTGTCCAGGCGATGTACCGCGACCTGTCCTTCCGGGGCCAGCCCGTCCGTGTCGACGAGATTGCTCCGTATCGCAAGGACGGGGACGGCGAGTGGGTCAGGATTATCTCGCTTTGCGACAAGGGCCGGGCGATTCGCTTTGCCGCAGGCGACAAGGCCGAGCAGGTCGTCGGCCTCTACGAAGTCGAACACAACTACGGCTTCGTTCCCTACGTCGTCATCCCGAACATCGGGCCGTACCGCGATGTCTGGGGATGGGCCGACTACGAGTTCGTTCGTCACCTGGTCGCCTACCTGCCCGCCCTCTTCTCCCGCGAGGCCGACGTCCTTCGCTCCGTCGCCAACGGCGGCGTGATCGAGAGCGGAACTGGCGCCAACCCGCACACGGTCGCCAAGGTCGCCCGCGAGGGCGGCGTTCTGCCGTCGAAGCGCGACGGCAAGGTCGAGCCGATCCAGCCGCCCGATATGCCGCAGTTTCACGAGACGCACTCGGAGCGGGCGATGGACTTCTACAAGATGCTCGGTTTCGCCCCGGATGCCGCGTGGGGCCTGCCCGGCTCAGGCTCCGGCACCGATCGTGGCCTTCAGCTCCAGCCGCTCTTGGAGTACACGGCCATGAAGCAGAAGAACTGGATGGCCGGACTCAGCCGTCTCTACGGCATGGCACTCCAGATGGTCGAGCAGAAGACCGTGACGAGCGTCCGCTACCGAGGCTCCCGCCCGAGCGGCAAGCTCAGCGGCCCCGGTCACGCCTTCACGCTCCTCCTCGGCCCGGACGAGGCCGCCTTGGAGCAGGAGATCGACGGGGGGAGCGGCTTTCCCCAGACGATCGAGTACCCGCGCACGCCGAAGGACTTGCTCGACGGCGATTACTACGTCCGGTTCGCCTGGCGCAACCGGGTCGACCCAGACGACCCCTCCTATGTGATGAGCGAGCTGAACAAGTTCGGGCAGGGGGCGCAGTCGCTAGAGACGACGCTGGAGAATCTGGGCGTCCAGGCTCCTGAGGACGAAATGCGCCGGATCGAGAAGGAATCGGAGCGCTTCCCTTGGGTCAATCAGGGCCTCGTCAGCCTCCTAATGGCGCAGTTCCGAGGTAACGCGCAGGGGACGGGCGGCGGCGCACCGGCCGATAGCCAGGGCGCACTCAGCGGCGCGATGGAGACGATGAGCGGACTCGGCGGTGGCGGACAGTCCGGCGCCCTCGACGCGGACGCTGGAGCGTCGGCCCTCGGCCCGAGCAGCGTGGGCGATCCTTACGGCGGAGCGTAGGTCGTGGCGGGGCCTGACGCCCACGACCGGCGACCGAAGCCGAAGCCCAAGCCGAAGCAGCAGCAGGGTCGCCGGAGCCGTCAGCCCGGCGGCGGCGGCAGGCCGCTCCCCGGTTCCGTCACGCTCGACCCGCAGACCGGCCGAGTCTATCAGGTCGGCAACCCGATCGACGAGGCGGTTCGCTCGCAGGCTCCGGAGGGGAAGCGGGCGACGGCCGCGCGGCAGAGCGAGACGCTTCGCCGTCAGCGCCTTCTCGCCTCCCTCGGCTACGGCCTCGTTGTCGATGGCATCTGGGGGCCGCGCTCGCAGTCCGCCTGGAACGACTACATGGCGAAGCGGCGGAAGAACCCTGGCGCCTTCGGCCCCCTGAAGTTCGAGGGTCAGGCCGGGAAGCAGAACATTCCCTACGGCGGCCAGTCGCCCGAGCAGATTCGCGCCGAGAAGCGCTATCAGGCCGAGCAGGCCCGCAAGGAAGCCCTCCGCCGCGATGTCGCCTACCGGGCGAAGATCGTCGAGCGCTCAAAGCTTCTCTCTGCTGCGCCGCGCCGTTCGGCGGAGTTCAAGTTCCATGAGGTTGCCGAGGTCGTTCTCAACCCCGAGGGCAAGCTCGGCCTGCGGACGTCGGCGGGCGCCCGCATCTTCCAGACCTGGGCTGCCGCGCACGGCTGGAAGGTTCGCGTCACCGGCAAGTACGACAAGCAGACGCACGACGCGATGGAAGGCGCGATGCGCCGCGAGGTTCGCCAGGCGAAGCGCCGCCGCATCAGCACCGTCCGCGACAAGCTTTACGGCCCGCTCGGCGTCGAGGCTGGTCAGAAGCCGTATTGGTGGACGTTCGACGAGCCGATTCCGACCGCCGCGAGGCTCTCGGAGATGTTGCAGAAGGGCGGCTTCGAGGCTTCGCTCATGCTCAACACGCTCCTGAAGCAGTCCACCACGGGGGACGCTGCTTTCGCCGCGATCCGCCGCCAGGAACTCATGAAGCTCGCCGCCACCCTCCGGGCTACCGGCAGCTTCAACCCGTTCGACAACCCCCTATTCGCGAAGGTGCGCGGCGGCGCCCCGAGTGACCTTCGGCTCCTTGCCGAAATCCTCGGCCAGACAGACCTGGCCCCGACCGTCGACGTCAGCAAGCTCTCCCCCGAGCAGCAGGCCATCTACCAGCGGATGCGCTCCGGCAGTCAGTCCGTCCAGGCGGAGAACGTCAAGCGTGTCGGCGCCCTCCGCGCTGAGGTCATGGCCCTTGCCCGCTCGAAGAACGAGGACGACTTCAAGCAGCGGCTCGGCGCCTACATGGCTCTGGAAGAGCAGAAGTTTCACCGCTACCAGTCCGAACTGGCCGGGCGCTCGCTTCCCTGGTGGGGCAGCGCTGTCGAGAACGCCCTCGACCTCGGCCGCAACATGCGTACCGCGTTCGTCTATGACGCGATGCGAGCGACCCAGCTCGTCCTCGGCGACGACGAACGCGCCGTCCAGTGGGAGGACGCCGCCGTCACGCTCGGCGCCGACCCCGACACGCTCCCTTTCTACGACGGCCTGGTGGACAAGGCCGCGAACCGCTGGCTTCGGCTCGCCTTCGAGCTGACCGCCGACCCGATCAACTTCGCTCACCCGTTCCGCGCCGCCTCTTCCCTGCTCCGCTACGGCACGAAGGGCAGCACGCTCGGCTCCTACTCGCTGCGGGAGAAGGGCATCCTCGGCGCCGACAATCTGATCCTTCGGGCGAAGAGGGCCAACGTGGTGGGCGGAATCGTTTACGGTCGTGGAACCTGGAGCAAGGCCGCCGTCGCCGAGCGGGCCACTTTCGGCTTTGCCCGCCACGATAGCGCGGCCGGAGCGAGGGAACTGGCCCGCAAGTCGACGCAGCTCAAAGAGGAAGCGCTGGCCTCTGCCCGCGAGCGGACGACGCGCCAGGCAAGGCACGGCTTCATGAAGCCCGTCTCCAAGTTCGCCGCCCACGTCGAGGTTCGCCTGCCCCGCAACGCTACGACCAGGCGCTTGCTCGAAGAGGCTCGGCGGGAGATGATGGGGAGCGTTGGCCGGGAATGGGCGGCCACGATCGACGACCTGATCGCTGATAGGGCTTCTCTCTACGTCGACGCCGGTCGTGGCCAGCCGAGCCAGGTTGGCGCAGCGCTGCGGGCCAACCTGGCCGAGCGCTACCGCGTTCTCAGCGTGTACGAGATCGCTCGTGACTACTACCGCGAGGTCTACGAGACTACGCTGGAAACCCTCGGTGACGACGCCATCGACGCGGCTCGCGAGGCCGCCGATTCCGAGTACGACCGCATCGTTGAGGGGGCGGGTGTCTACCTGAAGGCCGGAGCCGCAGACAAGAAGCTGCGGCTGATGATCGAGCGCCGCGTGGCCGACCGCATGGCCGAGCTGGACACCAGCATCTTCCCCGACATTCAGAACATTCTAGAGCGCCAGGCCGACGCTGCACTCGACGGCAGTGTGGCCGCCCGGAAGGCGGGGGATGACGCTGTTGAGGCCATCCACCCGCTCTGGGACGAAGGCGGGCTGTGGCGCGGCCGGAGTGGAACGACCGCCAAGATGCTCGTTCGCCTCGGCCGTGAGAGCTTCGAGGAAGGCAAGACGCAGACGATCCGCAACCCGCAGGCGGGGATCGGCTTCACTTGGGATGAGGCAACCGAGATGATCGAGTCTGAGGTCGCCCGCCGGAGTGGCAGGCTCTATAGCTACGTTGCCCGCAACCGCGCCGCTGGGACACTCTCCGATGACTTCGACCTCGATCGTCTGCTCGTCAAGGAGTACGACGACGTCGTCGAGTCCTGGGAGAAGACGGGCGGTCTTTGGTACGACACCCGCGAGACGATCGAAGTCTCCGACCTCTACGCTCGCCACATCGGCGGCATCGCCCGGCGTCGTGTCGAGGACGGTGCGAAGCGCGTTCCTCTCTCCGACCTCGCTAAGCCGCCCGGCTTCGTGGCTGGCGGCGCCTTCGATGATGATCTCTGGAGCCTCGCTACCAAGCAGGGCAGCCACCTGGAAGAGGACGCGCTCTACCGCGAGGCCCTGACCAAGCGGCAGTTTGCCCTCGCTCGCGCCTACGACGAGACGATCTCCCATGAGCTGATTTCTGAAACGGCCGTCTGGCAGGCTCTCGCCCACGCCCAGAGCAAGCCGCTGAAGGTCGCCTACCTCGGCCTCAGTGGCGCTCTCAATCTCTGGATTTTCGCGACCCTCCCGCTTCGCCCCGGTTGGGCCTTTCGCAACATCGTCGACAACCTCGCCAAGACGATCATTGCTGGAGTCCACGATCCCCGGATGCTCTTCCTCGGCGGGCGCAGTCCCGGCAATGGTGCCATCCGCTCCGTCTTTGACTTCGGGCTGCGCGACGTCCGCGAGGCGATCGGTTGGATGGATCAGCTCTTCGGCACCACCGGCCTTGATCACTGGATGGAGATTGAGCGCCGCATCTGGGAAATGGGCGCCGACGTCTTGCGCAAGGTCTTCAACGCCCACGGCCTCGAAGACATCCCCGACAGTCTGCTCGACTCCGCTGTTTTCAACCCGTTTGAGCAGAAGGCGGTTCGCGCCGGACGCCCCCGCTACGACAAGAAGCTCGCCGCCGAGATGGGCTTGAAGCGCCTGCCCCGCGAGTCGGTCGAGGCTACTGCTGCCCGTGTCAAGAAGTTCCGCGAGGGGGCGTGGGACTTGCTCGCCGCCCGCCCGGAGAACTACTTCAAGCGCGTCATCTACCGGGATACCCACCTCAAGTCTTATGCCCGGATGCTCCGCGACGGCGACCACCTGGTCGCCGGGGCCGTGACTCGCACTGAGGAGGCCGAACGGCTGGTGCCGACCGAGGCCCGTCTAAAGAAGCGCCCGCTCGATCGCTATGCGCCCGCCTGGTACGACGTGGACGGCCGCGTCGTTGTCGGTCAGCCCGGTCAGCACCACTCCGAGTTGAAGGCCCTGCGTCCCGAGGTCGCCGAGTGGAATCAGGCCACGATCGTCTTCGAGGACGGCGCCGTCGCTCGCATCAATGGCGGTCTGCTTGGCCAGACCGCTATCTCAGAGGAGCCTGTGTCTGAGTTGGTCGACGCTGCGATCCGCGCCCTCTACGAGCCGCGTGTTGTTAGCGAGGCCATCGAAGAGTTGGACGAGATTGGCCTGCGGCTCGCCGCCCACGATGAGGCCTGGGCAAAGATTGAGGACACGCTTTTCGACTACTCGAAGATCACCGTCGTCGAGGACAACCTGCGCATCTTCTTCCCCTTCATCCAGTTCTGGCGCAAAAACAGCGCCTTCTGGGTCAAGTCGTTCGCGCAGAAGCCCTGGCTCACCAACGCCGTCCTTCAGCTTGACCAGGCCCGCCAGGATGCGCACGCCGACCTTCCCCAGTGGATGCGCCGTTACATGCACGTCGACGAGGTCACAGACTCCGTCGCTTTCATCCCCGGCCTGGACAAGGTCGTTGCCGCGCTGCTCCCGTCCGACGTTATGTACGACCCCATGAACCTGTCCTCATTCGCCCCCTTCTACCGCGCTTTCAAGAAGACCTTCTATGGCGAGAACCCCGCCCTGCCGACGCGGCCCGAGGACGAGGGGAACGCGATCTTCGGCCCGATGCTCGACGCGGTGAACGATTGGGGCCTCGGTTTCAGCCCGTTCGGTCGCAAGCTCTTGGAGAGTACGAATGTCGCGACCGACCGCGCCTGGCAGGCGATGTTTCCTCAGACCGGCCCCGCCGTCGCCCTCACCCGCGAATGGTTTGGTGAACGGTGGGCGGGCCGGGTCGCCAACTGGGAAAGCATCTTTACCCTCATGCAGGGTGACACCCCTTCCGATCAGATCTCCTCCAACTTCGAGTTCTTCGTTCAGCAGGAAATCTCGAACCAGGTTGCCCGAGGGGAGACGCCGAACCGCAAGGCCGCCGAGCAGACGATCGAGGACTGGTTCGTGACGCAGAACCTTTTCGGCTATTTCACTGGCATGTATCTGCGCCGCGCCACCCCGGAGGATATTTTGCTCTCGAAGCTCTCCGACGAGCTGATGACCGGCCGCAAGGACTACGAAGCGCTGACGTCGGGTGAAGCCCTCTCGCTCAGGCTCCGCCCTTCGTCGACGAGCGGCCCGATGGACAGGATGACCTTCAACAGCTACCTCGACCTCTTGCCTCTGATCGAGGCCTACTATCGCTCGGACGGGTGGGAAGAGAAGCAGCGCATGAAGCGCGAGCATCCCGAGTTGATCCGGTGGGTCGACGCTACCTACCGGGGCCGCCCCTTCTCGTCCAAGTGGCTGCGCGACAGTCAGCGCTACGTCGAGACGGAGAAGTTCATGATGGCGCTTCGCGTCGTCGAGGCGATTGACCCCGCCCACGACGTTCGCCAGGCTGCGCTCGACATCTTCAAGACGCCCGAGCTGGAGGCCTACTGGAAGTCAAACGACACGCCCAAGCAGGTGCGGGAGAGCATGATCCGCGCCGCCGCCTTCGAGTACTACGGCGACCTGAACAGTCAGTTCCACGAGTTGCCCGACGACGACTACGAGGCCAAGGAAGGCTTCCTCGACGAGCATCCCGAACTCGTCCGCTACTGGAACCGCAACAACGACCCGGCCGACGATATGGAGGCCATGCTTTCCGGCGCCAACGCCGCCTTGCGCGAGGAGTACTTCAGTCTCGTCAAGCGCGGCGGCTTCTCTGCGGGCGCCCCACTACTTAGGGCCTTTAGCTTCATGTTTGAGGACACCAGGGCCGCAAGTAAGGTCGACGAGGCGACCGGCGAGTGGAAGGCGGGGGTGGGACGGGGCGGCAAGTGGAGCGCCGAGCGGCGCAACGCCTACCTCGCCGTCAAGCCGCATCTCGACTGGTTCTTCCGTGACTACATGAAGAGGGTCGGCGAGAAGCAGGCCTGGGCCTGGCTCGAAGCCTCGGACGGCAAGGTCGCCCAGAGCATCAAGGGCTATCTGAAGAAGTGGGGCAAGCACTCGCAGAAGTCGGTCGACTACCTCCGGGCGAAGTCCTGGCTCAAGCTCTACTTCGATATGGCCCCCTCCGCGCGGGGCGCCTGGCTCCACGGTGATAGCGAGGGTGCGAAGATCGTCCTCGACTTCTTCGCTAAGTACGCGAAGCGTGGCCACTCGGCGCACGCCCATGACTACCTCGCTGCGAAGGGCGACCTGAGCTACTACTTCTCGCTGCCGAAGGGCCAGCGCTCGGCCTGGCTCGAATCCAGCGACCCCCGTGCCGCCCGCGTTCTCGACTACTTCAAGAAGTACGGCAAGACGCACCAGTACGAGCGGGCCTTCCTGCGCAAGTACCCACAGCTCGTCGGCGGCACCCCGGAGCAGCGCAAGCGGCTGGAGTTCTGGCGTCTCTTCTTCAAGCTCTCTCCGGACAAGCGGCCCGCCTTCGTCCTTGCCGAGGCGGAGAACTACGGCGTCTTCATCTACGGCGAGTTCGGCGAGGAAGAGCGCCACGACCGCGAGCAGGAGTACCTGCGCCGCGCCGTCGCCCTCGGCGCTTCCGAGCGGCAGGCCGCCTACCTCTATGCCAAGCCGCTGCTCGACACCTACTTCGCCCTGCCTGAGAAGGAACGCGCCCTCTTCGCTCGCGCCAACCCCGAGATTCAGGAGTATCTGGACAAGTACGGCGATCGGAAAGTGACCGGCAACGCGAAGCTTGACGCGATCGTCGAGGAGTACTTCCATCTTCCGCCTGACTCGTTCGCGCGCTCACAGTTCCTCCGCGATCACCCCGAGCTACAGGACTGGTTTGACTTGCGCAGCTCTCCTGCCGAGCGGGCGATGCACAATCTCCTGGAGCAGTACTTCTCAATCCCGAGTGGCCCCAGTCGCGACGAGTTCCTGGCCATGCACCCCGAGGTCGCCGCGTGGTTCGAGCGCCGCCGCGCCGAGCGCTCTGCCGAGGGTGCAATCTACGACGCCTTCGACCAGGCCGATCCACGCCTGCGTCCGTACTTCCAATCGGGTGAGGACTTGATCCGCGCCGCTGAGGCGATGCGCAGACGTCTGCGCGAGCAGGCGTTGAAGACGTACCAGCCGGACACGATCGAATCGCGCCGCGATCGTCGTCCTGTTGCTGCGTAGTGGCGCACATCCGACGTATAAGGTAGTGTTATCCGACACGGGCTGTAGGATGAGCAGCGCTCATCTACTTCCCGAGGAGGGAACACCCCATGACGGAACTGACCAGCACTCCGGCCGAATCGCAGCCGAATCCGAGCGCCGAGGGCGCTTCGGGTTCGGGTTCCGGTGAGCCGGGGACTCAGGTGCCTGCGGGATACGTTCCGCAGAGCGAGCTGGATCGCGTCGAAAGCCAGCGTCGTTCGACTCAGGCTGAGCTGGATCGGCTTCGCGCCGCCCAGGCCAGGTCGAAGCCGGATGCCGCTCCTGTGGACACGCCGAAGGGTTTCGATCCTGACGCCTTCCGCAGTCAACTTCTGGGCCAGGTGTACGGCGCGACGGCGCTGATGCAGTCTGTCCCGGAGCTGAGGCAGAAGTTCCCGAACGCCGACCCGTCCCTCTTCAGCGCAGACGTGCTGAGCGAGTTCGGATCGGTGGAAGCGCTCGCTGCGGCCGTCGAGGCCGACCACAACCGCGTGGCCGGACTCATCGACTCGCAGAAGGCGACGATCGAGGCCGAGGTCAAGGCGAGGTTCGTCGAGGCCTATGGTCAGGAGCCGCCCACCGGCCCCGCCACGACTCCCGTTTCGACGGGGGCAAAGTCGGTTGCCGAGCTTTCCAAGATGTCGATTGCCGAGCTGGACGAGTACGAGAAGTCCAACCCCGGCAAGGCAGAGGCGCTTGCGAAGGCGGCGGCGTAACCCACGCTCACGAAAGGCACCTGAGAAATGACCGTCACGACTCCGACCCATGTGGACAGCTCGATCCAGGAACTCTGGGCCAAGCTTGTCCTCCGCGACCATCTGCGGGCCGGTTTCTGGGGCAAGTTCGCCGGGGCAGAGGGCAGCCGCTCTCCGATCCTTCAGCGCACTGACCTCGTCAACCAGCCCGGCGACACCATCCACATCCAAGTCACCAACCCGCTCTCCGGTTCCGGAGTGGCAGGCGACGTGACGCCCCTGGAAGGTTCGGAAGAGAACCTTTCGACCTCGTCCATGAAGGTCATCCCGCTCTTCTACCGCCACGCGGTTCGCTGGTATCGCCGCGCGGCCAAGAAGTCCCTCCTGGGGCTTCGCGAAGAGGCGAGGCTGCGCCTGGGCGAGTGGGGCCAGGAGAAGATGGACGACGTTCGCTTTGCGAACTTCGTGTCCACGGCCGTCCTCAACGGTGAGACGTACACTCCAAACGTCATCTCCGTGGGCGGCGGCTCCGGTGTGCCTGGCGATATCGCTGTGACGGACAAGCTCGACGTCGAGAGCATCCAGAAGGCGAAGCTCACCATGTACAACAACCGGGCGATCCCGCTCACGACCTCGGACGGTGAGGACTTCTACGCCCTCGTCGCCCACCCGAACACGCTCTACGACCTGAAGCGGTCGGACGAGTACCGGGACTGGGTTCGTGAGGCGGAGCGCAAGGGGCCGGACAACCCGTTCTTCCGTGGCGCCCTGGCTATGGTCGATGGTGTCCTGCTCTTCCAGCACAACAACGTTCCGACCGCCAACGATGGTGCTTCCTCGAACGCAGTTTCGCGGAACATCCTCTTCGGCGCCGAGGCGTTCATCGAAGGTGTCGACGAGGCCCCGTCGTGGGTCGAGCGCGACCACTTCGACTACGGCAACGAAATCGGCATCGCGTACAGCTTCGGCTTCCAGCCGAGGCGCGGTCTGGCGAAGAACTCGCTGATCGTCTACGCGGCGGCGACGGCTCCGTAGACCGGAGTTGAGTGAGGGGGCCTCGGCCCCCTCACTCCCCGAGGCCCTCAATGGCGCGAAGCTACGACTCACGCAAGACGCCGGGCGGCCCCGTCTACGACGAGCATGACCGGCGCCCCCTGCGGGGCGTCAAGCGTATCCTCCCCGGTCGCGTCACCCCCGGCGATCACGTTGAGGTCAGCCGCGAGATCGAACGTCTTTGGCTGGAGGTACAGAAGCGCCGCCGTAGTAGTTCGCGCTGCTGCCCTGGAGGCCTCGGCCCGGTGCGTGGCGTTGTCGGCTTCGAGGCGTACATCCGCTCCTTCACGAGCCTACTCGCCTGGTATCGGCTCGGCACGGGCGACACGCTCCCGTCGCCGCAGGTCAGGGGGACGAACTACAACGAGATTGCCAGGGACTCGTCCGGCAACAACAAGCACCTAGACCTTCAGGTCAGCGCTATGTCCGGCACGGGCGACACGGTCTTTCCGATCGGGCATACGGACGCTGACCCGGAGGAGCTAGGCGAGTTCGGTGACGAGGCGTCGAACTTCACCTACGACCAGCTCATTGCGAGGGAGGGTAACGTCCTCGTAGACGAGGGTGCGTACTTCGTCCTCGACCCCGCTGGCCCCGGCCCGCTCTATGCGCCGCAGGTGGCGGACGGTGGCTACACCGCTCTCGGTTTCATCAACATCAACCTGACTGCGGGAACCGATCCGATCTATTCGCCCGTCTACACGTCGCAGGCGTTTGGCGCCTTCCACGACACGAACGGATGGGGCTTGGGAGTCAACCAGTACACCGGCCAGGTGATTGCGAAGTGGGGCAGCGGGGCGTCGGTGACGACGTTGACTACGCCTTTGCGCCTGTTCCCCGGCACTTGGTACTTCGCCGCGATGGTCTGGGACTCGGACGACGACGAGCTTCGCCTGTACCTCAACGGTGTTCTGGTCAGAAAGGCGACTGGCGTCACGTCTCCCCCTTCCGCGCTCGGCACCTTCAAGATCGGGAACATGCAGATCAGCGGCGGCGCTTTCATCCGCGAGGGCTTCTTCTACGGCAAGATCGACGAGGTCGCCGTCTTCAAGGCCGCTCTCACTGCTGATGAGATCGCCACCCTCTACCTTGCCTCCGGTTCGAGTGATGCGATCGTCCCCGGCACGGGGATTATCGGCTCCGACATCCCCGATCAGTCCCTCCTCCCGGAAAAGCTCGTCCCCGGCGACGACGGGACGCTCTTGCGCAGCTACAAGGGTCATGCAGAGTGGGGGTCGCTCGTCCATCGCTCCGTCGCGCTCAACAACGTCGCCAGCTACACCGTCCTCGACACCGATGACATCCTCGTCGTGGACGTCTTGGGGGCTGGCACGACGATCAACCTTCCCGCCGCCGCCGCTAATGAGCATCGAGTTCTAACGATCAAGCGTGATGGCGCCGCTGGTGGCGTCCTGACGATCGACGGCAGCGGCGCCGAGCTGGTCGACGGCGCTGCCACCTATGCGATTGACGCCACACATGAGAGTGTCACGCTCTACTGCGACGGCTCCGTCTGGCGCGTTGTCGCCTTCTACGACTCCGGGGTCGCAGGGCTAAGTTCCGCTGACGTGATCCTGAAGACGATCGTCGACGCCAAGGGTGACCTGATCCTCGGCACCGCCGCCGACACTGTCGCCCGCAAGGCGGTCGGATCGGACGACACGGTGTTGGTCGCAGACGCCGCGCAGTCGACCGGCGTCAAGTGGATTCAGGTCGGCAACGCTCAGGTCGCTTCCGCCGCTGCCATCGCCGTCTCCAAGCTCGCGGCGGGCGCGGCGGGTGACATTCTCCGTACGGTTAGCGGTGTCCCTGTCTGGGACGAGATGCGGGCCGCTCGCGCCTACCAGGCGTCGGCGCAGTCCATCCCCGACGTCACACACACGGCGCTACAGTTCGACACGGAAGAGAGGGACGACGGCGGCCTCTTCAGCGGTGGCGCGAACACGAAGATGACCGCTCCCGAGACTGGCTGGTATCAGGTCAGTTGCGGTGCCGAGTTCACGCCCAATGCGACGGGTGTGGCTCGCATCGTCACGCTGACGAAGAATGGCGCCCCTGGCACCGGAACTCGCATGGCGTCTCAGCGCGGCGTATTGGACTCGACGCTGTCGGCTCGCGTCATGCTCAGCACGCTCGTCTACCTGGTCGCGACCGACTACGTCGAGGCCTATGCCTACCAGGACTCTGGCGCGGCGCTGAACACGATCGTCAGCGCGACCTTCCAGGACAACCATCTGGGCATGGTGAGAGTCGCCTAGCCGACTCCGCGTGTAGGATTCAACTACATGGCCTGGGATGACGCTGTCTACGTTGCGGCCTTCGATGCCGAAGCTGGTGTCGTGGCTTCGCTCGCGACGGCCGCCCAGAAGGTGCTGTGGTTCAATGAGTCCCAGGCGCGGCTTCTGAAGTACAAGCCGACGACTGCCGACATCACTTGGCTCGCCGCTGATCGTTCGGTCGCCCTGCCGACCGACTTCGTTGAACTACAGAAGCTCGTCACGACGATCGGTAACGAGCCGCAGCCCTGGCGCGTCCTCGGCAAGACGCTCGTCCTCGACAGCTCGGATGGCGCGGGTGCGGCGGGCGGTGGGCGCCTCTACTACTGGGCCGAGTGGCCGCTCCTGGTCATCGGTGGCGCTGACTCCCAGGTCAGCAACGCGCAGGACTACGCCTGCCTCCACTACGCCCTTTCCCGTTTCTTCCGGCGCCTCTCCTCTAATCGCATGTACTACAAGCGCTATGCGACTCTCGTCGGCCAAAACGCCGTCAGCGTCAGCGACCTCCAGCAGGAATCCGATCGGTATTACCAGGACTTCCTGGAAGCGCGGGATGACTCGCAGCCGATCCCGCCTGCCTTCTTCTTCGAGGGGTAGGTCGTGGCCCTCAACGCCTTCGATACCGCCAAGCATCACATCGGCCTCGGTGCCGCAGGCGGGACGATGTTCGGCTTTATGGTCGATGGCTCTTACCGCATGGAGGGTCAGCGCGAGGCTGTCGGCGCTCCTGACTTCGGTGGCGCCACTGACCTAATTGGTCAGGCTCCGTCGATGGCTCGCTGGACACAGGACGACTTCACGGGTGGCTGCTTCCAGTGGAACTGGGGTCGCGACGACGCGATGTTCGCCGACTCGCTCAACTTCATGCCTGACGCGCAAGGCCGCTCGCTGCTCTCCTGCCCGCCCCTCTTCCTGAAGAAGGCGATTGACCCGGATACGCAGGCGGGGTGGGTCAGCGATGTTCCCAAGGCGATGTTCATGGTCGGCGGCTCGATCTACGTCGTCTTTGGCCACGCCATTGCCCGCTACGAAATCGGTACGGACACACTCACCTGGAAGTTGGCGCTTACCAACTCGACCTACGTCTGGGCAGGCTACGAGCCGAACGACCAGCTCATCTGGGCTATTTGCAACACGTCTGTCGGTGGCGACCGTCCCTTCATGGAGCGGATCACGACCGCGCTTGGCGCTCCGTCTTTCGATGCCACCATGATCGGCCCTGCCACGACGGCCGACCTGAAGGCCTACGGCGCGACGATCCGCGATCAGAACATCCTCGTCCAGATCGGCCGCAAGCTCTGGATCGGCGATCCGCCTGACCGGCCCGACCCGATCGCCAACGGCATCATCACCTGGACGAAGGTCGGCCGCCTTCCCGGCCGCTGGAAGGACGCGATCTCCTACAGCGGCATGACGTACATCCTCACGAACGACGGCCAGGACTCGCCCACCTTCGAGTCGCAGCTCGTCGCCTTCGACGGGGACGCGATCCTCCCGATTTGCCAGTTCCCCCACAACTTCTACGGCAAGAAGATGATCGAGTACGGGGGCCGCATCTTCGTCGGCGGCACCGGCACGGACGTCAACGGCGGCGAACACTACGCCGAGCTGTACGAAGTGACTGGCGCGAGCGTACGTCTTGTACGTTCCTTCTCCCCCGAGACGCGGCGCCAGCTCCTCTCGTCCGGCGACTGGCCGAATGCGATCAACTCGCTCGCCGCCTTCGAGGGTCTGCTCTGGATGCCCCAGAAGGGTAAGCGCATGGTCGCCTACGACATCACGAGCGACGGCTTCTTCGGCGCGGCCGAGATTCAGAGCAACACTGACCTCGACTTCCGGGCGATGGTTCACGGCCGGGGTCGCCTCTGGGCGTTCGGCGTCGACGACACGGACGACACGAAGCACGGCATCTATCGGATCGCTCAGCCTGCAGATAGCATCGCGGCCTGGAATCCCACCTTCGTCACGTCTGACTTCGCCTACGAGCCGGGCATGAAGAAGCGTTGGTCAGAGATCAAGGTGATGACGCGCTACGCCGCCTGTACCTCGATCGAGTACTCCATCGACGGTGGTGCGACCTGGACGGGCCTGTCCGTGACGGTCACGAGCAGCGGCACGATCTACTACAGCTCGGCGCCGCTCCAAGCGATCGACCCGATTGAACACATCCGCTTCCGCATCAAGCTTGACTCGACCAGCCCCACGGACGCGAAGACCTACCACCGCGAGCTGGTCGCCTACACGGTCAGCTTCGCCATGCTCGACACCGGCAAGCGGGCCTGGGCCTTCACGTTGGCGGGCGCGGATGAGATCGAGACGCTGGACGCCGAGCTGGACGAGGGCGTCACGCAGACGCAGGACACAACGACGATGGCCTCGACGCTCTGGGGCTGGCACCGCGACAAGACTCGTCTCGTCTTCACCGATGTTGACGACTCGACCGCCAATGTTCAGCTCGTTGGTTTCATCAAGTCCATGCCGCAGATTGACGTGCCGGACTCCGGCGAGACGCACCCGGAAGCGCACTTCATCCTCACTCTCCAGGAGGTCTAATGCCCATCCGCACCCGCCGTACTCGACGGCAGGGCCGAGGGCAGTTTCGGCTACACAAGCCGCGCTGGATCGACCCGTACCCTGGCATCCCTGGCACCGAGCCGGAGAAGCGGGTCTTCGCGGCGCTGATCCAGCGGAAGATTTACTTCATCTACCAGGGGCAGGTGCCGGAGTTCGAGAAGGGCAGCCCCATGTACTTCCTCGCCCCGCCCAACTACAAGCCGGACTTTGTCCTGCCCGAGTACCGGCTCGTCATCGACCCGTTTTCCCCGTTCCACCACTCCTTTCCTCTTGCCGCCAAGCGGGACGCGCAGAAGATCGCCCGCTATGCCGCTGCTGGCTACGCCTACTACCACCCGTGGGCGATCGGTTCTGGTATCTGGACGTGGGATCAGCGACACGACGTCGTCAACCCGAAGGCGAACAAGTACCGCAAGCTCGACCGGAAGGTGCATGGCCGCTCTCTCGGCACCCTGGAAATGCTCCAGATGATCCCCGAGCTGGTGCGCGGCCCCATTTATCCGCTCACCGATCCGCGTGACATTGCTGCTAAGAAGAACCCCGGCTATAGGTTCGGCCAGTACCTCACCTACGGGCCGGATGGGAAGCTCGTCAGTCCTGGTGCGACTAGCGTGGCGGCGGCCAACAAGAAGCGGCGCAGGCCCCCGCTGCTCAGTCTCCGCGTCGGCCATCGGCGCAACGTCCGCCGTGCCGGGACGCGCCGGTAGGCCTATCCTACGCTGAGTGTAGGATTCGGGTGTGGCAATTGGTCGCCGACTCCCGTATCCCTTTCTGCAAGCGAGCGGCTATACGCGCGTTGGCTCGTTGGGCGAATTCAGGCCGGTCGACCTGATCGTGGTTCACGATATGGAGGCGCCCGAGTTGACGAAGACGGCTGAGAACGTCGCGCAGTACTTTCACACTGGCGCGGGCGGCCGAAAGGTGTCGTCGCACTACTGCATCGACTCTGACTCCGTCGTCCAGTGTGTCCGCGAGGACGATGTCGCCTGGTGTGCGCCGGGGTCTAACCACAACGGCATCCAGCTCGAACATGCCGGGTACGCGCGGCAGAGTGAGCGCGACTGGCAGGACGTCTACTCGAAGGCGATGCTCGACCTGTCTGCCAAGCTCACCGCTCAGATTTGCCGTGAGTACCGCATCCCCGTCTACTTCCTCAACGCGGCGGGCCTGAAGGCGGGTCGGCGCGGTATCACCACTCACGCCGAGGTCAGTCGCGCGTTCCACCGCAGTGACCACACCGATCCCGGCCCCAACTTCCCGATCCATGACTATGTCGGCGCGGTCGGGTACTACCTCGGCAAGCGGCCCAACATCACCGCGCCGCAGGATCGCAAGCCGTGGCCCATCCCGGTTCCAGCCTGGTTCTGGGTCTGGGCGGAATGGCATCTCCAGGGCCGCAACGGCCCGCGACCGGGTGACGCCTACCCCGAGGAGGGCGACCGCCGTGTCGTCCGCATCCCCGAGTGGGCTGTGCGTCGTCTCGAAGCCCTTGTGGCAGGAAGGAAGTAGCCCGATGCACGACAACATCAAGGACTACGTCAAGGCAGCTCTCACGATCCTCCTCGTTGGGGTGTCCGGGGCGATGCTCTTCATCCCGGCCGCCGACGAGGACGTCAAGGCCATGTTCCTTCTGCTCACCGCTATCGCGGTGCGCGACTACTTCGCCGACCGTGCGGAGGAGAAGCGGCTCGCAGCCGTGAAGGAAGCCTACGACCCGACGCCGCCCCCGGCGTACATTCGGGGCGAGGACGAGTAGTTGAGATGGCTGGCGAGCAGGAGCGGAAGACAAGCCAGGAGGCCGAGCGTCAGCTTCCGCCCGATCTGGCGATCCTGCTCGCCGCTATCCGAGGCGAGTTCGACGCCAAGATCGGTGGCTTGAAGGCCTGGGGTGTCGCCATGTGCCTCGGCGGCGGCGCGATCGGCGGCTTCGTAGCTGAAGTGATCCGCCCCGGTATCGCCTCGCAGGCCCTCGGTTTGCTCCCGTTCGTGTAGTCCCGTCCTACGTCTCGTGTAGGATACGGGCATGATCTACCTGCTCGTGGGCATCGCTCTTGGCTTGCTGGTGGCTGGCCTGACTGTTCGGGTTGCCCGTTCCTCTGGCCCCATCCGCATGTGGCAGTTCGGCAAGATCGTCTCCACGCGGGTCGGGATCAAGGGCAGCGAGGTCTGGACGGATGAGCCTGACGTGGTTGAGTTCGTCGACTACAAGTACTGGATCAGGCTTCGCCCGAATCCAGGCGTGAACCTGCCCGTTCTCGGCTACTGGTCGAAGTCGAAGGGGAGGAAGAGATAGATGCCCCAGTTCGCTCGCCCATCTGCTGACACCGTTCGCACCGGCTGGACGGAGGACGATGCGACGACTGACGCCCTCTGGGCGGAGATTGACGAGACTTCTCCTTCGGACACGGACTACATCAAGACGCCCACGCCCCCTGGTGCGAACGAGTACGAGACGCTGCTGACGACGGTGACTGACCCCCTCTCTTCGACGGGTCACATCATGCGCTGGCGTCGCCGCAAGCAGCCCGCCTCTGGGTCGAGCGACATCAACCTAGTTGTGCGGCTGATGATGACCTCGACGCAGATTGTCTCTCGCGCGGATAACACCCTTCCTGGCACCTTCACGGATACGTCATACACCCTCTCGGCCGGTGAGGCAGACGCGATCACGAACTATGCAGACCTGCGGCTGGAGTTCGTCGCGACCCAGGTGTAGGGCGAGGCCGCTATGGCCTCACCGGCAGTTGTAGGTACCCCCGCCGAAACCGCGATTGTCACCGCGAGTACTACGCACGTCGTCAACCTGCCATCAGGGGCGGTTGGCAATCAGTTCGTAGCGGTACTGAGCAAGGGGTCTGCGGGAACCACTCCCTCCGTCGACGCGCTTGCCGGTTGGACAGAAGTACTGGACGAGGCGATTGTTCTTGGGCTATTCGTCGCTGTCAGGGTTTGCGACGGAACCGAGGGGGCCACCACCACATTTACTCTCTCCTCGGCCACCCGAGGGGCGTGGATCGTCTACGAAATATCGGGAGCAGAAAACCCGGCGACCCAAGCACCCCAGGTTGGAACGACGGCTACCGGGTCGTCTACTACCCCTGATCCGCCTTCTGTCTCAGTGGCCGGAGGGGCGAAGGACATCCTCACCATCGCCCTCTTCGGGAGAGCGGGTGAGGAGGCTGACGATGACACCTGGACTACGGCAGCACCGTCCGGCTTTGGCACATTGCTTCAGAAGGCGTGCGGTACTGCCGGGACGAACCTCGCTGGTATGGTTTCCACGGCGCATTTGGCGGCGAACACGGCGACGTCCGACCCTGGCACCTTCACTTGTGCCACGGGTGCATGGCGGGCGCAGACGGTCGTCATTCATCCCGCCGCCATTGTTGACGCAGATGCCGAGGTCGCGTGGGCCGAGGTTGAAGTGCCGACTGCTCAGTCTGCGGCTGAAGTGTCATGGGCTGAGCTGGAAGTGCCGATCGCCAACTCTGACGCAGAAGTTTCGTGGGCTGAGTTCGAGGTTCCTACTGCCGACTCGGCCGCTGAAGCCTCTTTCGCGGAACTGGAAGTTCCTGATGATCTGGTCGACGCTGACGCCGAAGTGTCCTGGGCGGAGTTGGAGGCTCCTTTGCCGGACGCGGCGGCAGAAGTTTCGTGGGCTGAGTTCGAGGTTCCGACCGCTGACTCTGCGGCCGAAGTGTCTTGGGCGGAGTTCGAGGTTCCGACTGCCGACTCTGAGGCAGACGTCTCCTTCGCCGAGGTCGAAGTTCCGACTGCGAACGCGGCGGCTGAAGTGTCGTGGGCCGAGCTTCAGGTGCCGAATGTAGGTGGCGAGGGCGGCCCGCTCGTCGGCGTTTGCTCGCAGCCTGCCATCATCTGCTAGTCCGTCCTACGTTGTCTGTAGGCTTTGCGGACATTGGTGGAGCGAGGAGAGACATGCCCATCCCAGGACTGAAGCCGCAGCATGACGTCCGCGCCAAGGTGCGGATCGGCGAGAAGGTCACGAAGCAGACGTCGAAGGGCGAGCGGACGTTCCCGACGTCCGTCGACTACTTCATCTGCGACGACTCAGAGTTCCCGGTCGGGAAGCCGAAGGAGCTGCGTGTACTGCTCCCCTTTTCCTTCCCTGGTGACAACTTCTCGACCGGCCTCGAACAGTGGGCCGGGAAGATGCTCGTCTGCTACTCAAAGGGCGAGACGGTCGATGGCCGCAACGTCGCCTGGCGCAAGAAGAGCATGAAGAAGGGCGGGCGGGACGTGAATCTGCTCGAAGGCTTCGACGTCATCGGACGCGAGATGGGGAACGAGCGTGTCGGTGTTGGTTGCGCCGTCCGGGACTGTCCGATGATGCTCTCGAAAGAGTGCAGGCCGATGGGCCGCCTCCAGTTCTGGATCGAGGGGATCGACCCAAGGCTCGGCATCTTCCAGCTCGATACGAAGAGCTGGAACAGCATCGAGAAGATCGAGGCCACGCTCGCCACCTGTGGTGACCCTCGTGGCCAGGTGTTCCTCCTGCGCGTCGAGATGCAGACGCAGGGGTCGAAGCATTTTCCTGTCGTTTCACTCACCCCGGAGGCGCCCGTGGAGATCAACAACGAGAACGACGTCGAGCTGGCCGAGGCCTACGTGCAGCTCCGTCGATATCTGGATGTGCAACTTCGGGGCGAGTTGGATGCGCTGCCGGAAGTTAGACATTCACTTGCCGCTGTTCTTGACCTGACGAATCCTGGTTGGCGCGAGCGTCAGGACTTCGTCGATCGGATCAAGGAGGTCGGCGTGGTCGAGGCGGCCGAGAAGATGCTCGAAGCGGTCGAGCTGTGAGGCGCGTCTGCGATTCGTGCGGCACGCCTCTTCCGGGTCGGAAGAGCCACGGCTACCCGATGAAGGGTGGCGCGGTGTGCGGGCGAGCCTCAGTCCAGAAGACGTTTCGCACAGAACAGGGCCTTGGCTTGCGGGTGGTCAGCACGCCGGGTTGTAGACCGTGAGTCGTTTCCCTCCCCGTCTCGCGCTCTGGCTCGCAGTAGGCGTGTCTACCTCTGCGCTTGTGGTTGTTGCCGCCCTGTATCTCATGGAGCCGACGCCGATCGTCAACAAGCCTCCCGCCGTCATCAAGGCGCTGGAGCTTCCCGCCAACCCCGGCCCTGGCGACTTGCTCATGGCCTTCGGTGGTGTAGAGGGCGTGAGGACGTATGCGCAGCAGGGCGTTACTTGTCAGGTGGTCGAGCGGACGGCTTGGAAGGCGGTTATTTGCTACGACGACGCCACGCCTCCGAAGACGCAGGGCCGTCCGGAGCTGTCGGGGTGAGCGCTCGTGGGCATAGCGGCGAGCCGTTTAGCTTCGACCGGATCAGTCCGAGCCGGGTCAACTCGTATCTCTCCTGCGGCCACGCCTTCAAGCGCAAGTACATCGACCACGACCCCCCGGAGCGCAGCGGCAGCTCGGCCCTCTTTGGCCGCGTCGTCCATCACGCGCTGGAGAAGTGGGCTGTTGGTCGCCAGCAAAACCTCGTCACGCTTGTCGCGCAGGCGTGGATCGAACAGACAGAGGGGACGCCGATCCGCAACTTCCTCGGCGCCTACCAGTCCGTTTCGGTGGAGTGTGCGAGGGCCGAGCAAGCCGCGCGAGTCGCCTGGGAAGCAAAGAACCCAGGCAAGGAGTCGAAGAAGCCTCGCGCGACGAAGGAGTTCAAGGAGTCGGCCGCCGCGCAGTCGCTTGCCGCCCTCCTTGCTCACTGGGTTCCGATCCTCAACGAGCAGTCGCCGTGGCGCTTCACTGATAGCGACCCGCTGCCGAGTCTCTACGACGAGTCCTTGGCGCTGGCGAAGCGCTACGCCTCCAAGTGGGGCCACATGCCCGCCTCGCTGCACACTGAGTTCGGCTTCGATGTCGAGTGGCAGGGCTTCATGCTCACCGGCTACATCGATTGCATCGACCCGGTTATCGCGAAGGGCGGGGTGTTGCTCGGTTACGGGGTTACGGATTACAAGACGTACCGCGCCGAGCCGCCGGGGGCGAAGGACTGGCGCCAGGCTGTGATCTACGACATCGCCTTCCGCGACCTGTGTAAACGCGGCGTTCTGCCATTCGACTCAGAGCTGCCCGTTTACGTCGTCTTCGACTACGTCCGCCTCGGTGAGCGCAGGGACTACGTCATCACCGACTCCGATCGCGCCGTGCTTCTCGATGACTTGACCATGTACCGCAATGGGGTCAGCAACGGCGTCTACCTGCCCGCTCAGAAGAACGCCAACCCTGACTTCTGTGACTACGGCGACTCCTGTTGCCTCCGCACGCGCGGTGAAGGCACTGGCTGTCGCGGGAATCTCTATGCGGAGGCCGCGTGATGGACTTTCGGGGTGCAGCCGACATTTGGTGTGGCCTGTGCGAGGAGCGTGTCGCTGTCTCGACGTCTGCCGATGGCGTCCCCGCCTGCCAGCGCTGTATCGAGGACACGTTGAACCGGATCAAGTTCGAGTCGTCTCGCTCAGAGCGTCGCCGTCGTTTCCGGGCCGAGCGGAAGCACGGTCGGGGGTACACGCGATGACTGATGAGCTGTGGCCTAGTGAGGTCTTCAGGGCGGCGGTCGAGGTTTTTGGCCCTACCGTCTACAACCTCGACGGTCGGATGCGTAAGACGCTCGACCGTGGCATCGCCGCTGTCATGGCTCGTTGGCGCCAACGTTATGAGATGAACCTTGCGCAGGATGACTACGCGGCCAAACTTTTGCTCTGGGCCGTGGGTCAGGCGAAGAAGGGCGATCGACCGCTGCCCTACTTCATCGGCGTCCTTCATAGCCTCGTCAACGATGAACGCGCTCACGCTGGCTTTACCGCTCGTGCGGGCTACGTCGACGTGAGCGCTCAGATACGGGAGGCGGTCGGGTCGTGATCGACCTCTGTCGAATCTGCAAGCTCACTCCCTATCCCCGTGGTTTCATTGTGAACCTCGGCATCTGTTGGACGTGCCGGTTCGGTGGGAAGCGGTGAGCGCGTGATGTTTGCTATCGGCTTCCTGTGTGGCGTCGTCTTCGCTTGCACGTTTTTCGCCTGGTTTGTTACTTGGATTGGGAGGCGACATCTGTGAGCGCGTCGGCCCCTTGGAAGGACTTTGAGAGGCGCCATGCGAAGCGCATGGGCGGAGTCCGGCTCTGGCGGCCCGACTTCTCTGACTCTCAGCCGGATGGCGAGAACGGGACAGACACCTGGGACACGAAGGCCTACGCTCGTCACACCGCCGTCACGATGTTCGTCGTGGCTGAGAAGAAGTACCGCGAGTTTACGAATGGTCGCCGCTTTCATCTGGCCCTCTTTGCTCGTGACCTGCCTCGCGCCGGAGACTTCGTCCTGCTCAGGGCCGCTGACTTCGAGGAGCTGCTGGAGTGCGAGCGGCGCTGCACTGAGTTTGCTGAGGCCTTCATCGACACGGCGGGAGTCAGGCCTGGCCCCCCTAACTATCCGGTCGAGCTGAATCCAGGGTTTGAGTCGTGACCGGCATCGCGATCAGCGGTCGGGCAGGCTCCGGTAAGTCCACTTTCGCTGGACTGCTTGTTGAGATGCTGGACGAAGCGGGCATCCCCTCCGAGCGTATGTCCTTTGCCGATGAGCTGAAGCGTGAAGTCTTCGAGCTGTACGGCATCACAAAGGACGACGTCGGCGGCCGGGACGTCCTTATTCGTCACGGTGAGGCGCGACGTTTAGCTGATCCTGACGTTTATATCCGGCCCGTCGATAAACGAGCGCGTCTCGCTCAGGTTTGCGGGATTTTGCCCGTGATTGACGATTTACGTTTCCGTCGAGAGTACGAGTGGGCGGGGCGGTGCGGCCTGGTAACGGTGCGGGTGGTCGCGACGATGGCTTGGCGTGCGAGTCGTCTGAGTGCGCAGGGATTCGACGGGTCATTCGCCTGGTCGGGTGAGGTCGGTGAGGTCGATCTTGACGGGTTGAAGCACGACTGGGGTGTGCTGAACGGGCCGGGGGCGAAGCTGCGTGAGAGGGCCGTGGGGCTGTTGGAGGCCCTGCAAAAAGAGAGGGAGCCAGAGGCTCCCTCTCGGGTCACGCTGCCAGTGTTTCCGGCTTCTTAGTCGCTCGTCGTGTCGCTGTCTTCGGCTTCGTCTCCGGGGCGGCGACGTTGTGGAACGGTCGGATGTTCTCGGGGTCGAGGAACGGCACGGGTTGGCCCCTGGTCTTCAGGATGCCACCCTGCGGGTTCTTTTTGTAGGTCTGCCGTGCGTGGATGTCCCACGCGAGCTTTGCACGTCCCGCTGATCGGCTGCCTACTGTGACGATGATGTCGGCGTTGAGAAGAATGTCGTTCACTTGACAAGCAAGCGGATCAGAGAAGGAGTAGGCGTTGTCAAGCGTGGGGACGATGACGTCGTGGCCCCACGCTTCCATCTGCACCTTCACTTTTGCTTCTGCTCCTCTTCCGTTGCCGGTGACGATCGTGGCGTCGGGGTACTTTTGATGTAGGGCGAGTAGGAAGTCTTCGAGCGCCCCGGCGTCGTAGGATGTTCCGCCGAGGAAGGCGATTCTCATGGCGCCTCGTGGATCGTGAGGAGTTCGGCCTTGCCGCCCCAGTGGTTGCCTTGTGATACGGAGGCCTGGCAGCGTTCACAGAAGTCTTTGACTTCGCGCTGCGTACCTGTTTCCTCGAAGGTGATGGTGCCGATCATCGGTAGTAGACGAGCTTGTAGGCGCGTTGGATTGCGCGGTACTCGCGAAACGTGCAGATGTGTCTGTACCGTCTACGGGAGCTGAGATTGCGGGCGAGCATTAGCCAGGTCATCGTCATCCTCCGGGATGCTTGGGTAGGTGCTTCAGCGAAGACCATCGCCGGTTGAAGGTGAGCTTGCACTTACCTGTTTCGCCGCGTCGGTTCTTTGCGATGATGATTTCGATGGTTCCGGTGGGCTGTTTGTCGAGGTCGTAGGCTGTCTCGTCGTGGATAAAGGTGACGACGTCGGCGTCCTGTTCTAAAGACCCCGAATCGCGAAGGTCAGAGAGCAGTGGACGCTTGTCGTTCCGTGCCTCGATTGCCCGGCTCATTTGGCAGAGAGCGAGGATGGGAATGTTGAGACGGCGGGCGAGTTGCTTCAGGTTGCGGGAGATCATTCCGATCTCGATGTTCCGGTTCTCTGCTTTCGGTGGGTTCATGAGCTGGAGGTAGTCCACGACGATTAGGTTGACGGCGGCAGTGCGTCGTAGTCTGGTCGCCTCAGCGTTGAGTTGCGAGAGGGAGAGGGCGCCTGTGTCGTTGACGTGCAGGTTCGCTCGGCTCGCTAGTACCTTGAGGCCATGTGGGAGTTTCCTCGCCTGTTCTTCGGTCATCTGTCCGGTGATGAGCAGCTTCGAGTCAATCTCGGCGGCGCGGGCGAGTGACCGTAGGCGCAGCTCGGGCATGGACATTTCGAGCGAGACGAAGAGGACGGCGCCTCCGTTGTCGACGATGTTCTCGGCGATGTTGAGGGCGAGCGCTGACTTGCCTTGTCCTGGTCGGGCGGCGAGAAGGATAAGCTGGCCGGGCCAGTAGCCGAGGAGGATCGCATCTAGGTCGGGGTAGCCGACCTTTAGGCCGGTGATCGGCTCGTCGGCCAGGTATGCGGCTCGCAGGTCGTTCGTGAACTCTTCTAGGGCGTCGGTGATGGGCAGGGTGTCGCCGGTCGTGATGAGTGAGCTGACGCGGGATAGTGCTAGCTCCGCGCTGTCAAGCAACTCGTCGATTGGGCCAGGGCGGTCGACTCCGAGTCGAGTGATCTCTTGCCCTGCGCGGAGCAGGGCGCGGAGGGTTGCGTTGTCTTGGACGATTCGGGCGTAGTGGCTGACGTTCGAGGCTGAGGGGACGATCGCTGCTAGCTCGGCGATTTTCTCCTTGCCTCCCACTGTTTCGAGCTGGCTCTTCTCGTCTAGGGCGTCGGAGACGGTGAGTGGGTCGATCGGAGTGCCATGTTCGAAGAGTTCGAGCATAACGCGGTAGATGATCGCGTAGCGCTCACGATAGAATGCTTCGGGTGGTAGGAAGCCTGCGACTTCCTCGACGGCACGGCTGCTGAGCAGCATGGCTCCGAGGACGGACTCCTCTGCTTCGACGTTCTGGGGTGCTGTCTGATTGGTCATGCTGCTCTCGATGTGGCGAGTTGGAGTGCGGTCTTCCTCCTTCGGCTCCGTTCGTTGTTGCGGAGCGAGATTGCGCTCGGGCCGGTGTAGCCGTTGGGCCAGAGGCGGCTGTCGCGGTAGCGGATCAGGGCGATGGCTCGCTGCTCCAGGCGTGCGCGTGACAACTCGATGCCTCGCGCCTCGGCACGGATTGCGACGTACTCGCGGGCGTCTTTGATGTTGCCGGGGAAAGTCTGGATCGATGTGTCGTAATCCAGGTGGAGGCCGCAGGCGAGCATCAGGGCGTCGGCGATGTCTGCTTTCGTTGCGACTGTTTCGCCTCGCATGATTCCGTAGAGGCGGCGGATGACAGCTTCGTAGCGGACGTTGAGGATCGCGGCGGTTCGGTGTGATAGGTAGTCCTTCCACCCTTCGTCGGGATAGGGCGAGTTGGCGAGCCAGGGTGTTGACTTGGAGGATGTGGCTAGTTGGGAGACGTGTCGTAGAATCTCGTCGCGAAGTTGGCTCGTCGGGACGATGCAGTTGCTCCAGGATTTACCTCTGCTGGTGTTGTCGCTCACGCTGGCACCCCGGTCATTACCTGGCTTAGGAGTGCGGCTTTCAGCTCGGCGTACTCGTTGTCGTCGAGGATGCCGAGGTCGAGCAGTTCTTTCGCCTCGCGAAGCTGCGAGAGCGGCGAGATGGCGACGACCGGAGCGGAGGGTGTCTCGGCTGATCCTGCCGGAAGCTTCTCCGGCTCCGGTTCGTCGTCGTGGACGATGGGATCGGCAACGGGCAGCTCTCCTGGCCCTTGCGGGTGCGGGAGCTGCGTCGGCTGATCTGCCTCGTCCTCGGAGGCCGTCGCCTCCGACCTTGGGGCCAGGGCGGTGAGGAACGCGCCGATTGCCTCGGCGGCTTCCTGGCCAGTGGTGTCGCCTGCGAAAGGCGTGAAGGTGGCGAGAGGGGGGTCGCTTTCACTAGTATCAGGTGTCACATTCTCAGGCTCGGCCAGAATCGCCTCTAGCGCGGCTAGCTCGGCCTCGGCCAGCTCTGCCTCGATCGCGTCCAGCTCGTCGGCGTTTGTCTGGAGGACAAACTCGTCAGGGACGGTGGTGGGCGTGGTGAAGATGTCGAGCTGGTCGCCCTCCTGCGGCTCCGCCATGCCCGCGATCAGGAAGTTGCCGATTGCCTCAGCGGCGAGCCTGCCTGCTTCGGTCGTTAGGTCGTCGCCCATCGGGCGGGCCGGGATGACGCCTTCGCGGATTTCGTATTCGTCTAGTGGGGCCAGCGCTTCCCAGGCCTCGAACATCGTTGTCTCGTCGACCGCCTCGGACGTGACCTTGAAGCCACGCTCCATGAGGTCGCGGATCATCTCGGCTTCGCTGATCTGCTGCTCGTTCTTCAGGATCAGCCGCCCGTCGAGCGCCAGCTCGGCCGAGCCGCCCTTCATTTCGAGCAAGTCCCATTTCCGGGTCGTGATCGTCTGCTGCTCTTCCAGTGTTGGGAGGATCACGAAGACGTCGACCGGTTCTTTGCTGGTTAGCCGGTGGATGCGAGCGATGAACTGGTCGAGCAGTTCGTAGTCGAAGTCGAGGCCGTGCAGGATGACGGCGCTCGCGGCGTCGAGGTTGTGGCCGAGACGGATTGCTTTTGTACCGGCGCAGAAGACTTGGACGTCGTCGGTCTGGAATGAGTAGACGTGTTTGGCTCTCTCGTCGGCGTCGATCGTGTTGCCGTCCTCGTCGAGGATGTGGACGGCCCTGACGCCTTTCTCGACCAGGCGGTCGGCGAGCCAGGCCGATGTCGCCTTCAGGTTCGAGCCGAGAAGCACCTTTCGGCCCTGCTTGACGAGGGCGAGCGTTAGCTCCAGCGTCCGCAGGTTTGCCGGGGTGAAGTTGGAGACGCCGTCGACGCCTGTCCACTCGAAGTCCGGGTCAGCCTCGGGAAGCGTGCAGGCGTAGTCGAGCTTCCAGTTCATGCCGAGGGTCGGGGCGAGGATTTCGTGCATCCCCGCTTTGACCACTGGATGTTCCGGGTTTTTCTCCTTGAAGAACTCGGGGAAGCCCTTCAGCCAAGCGTCGATCTGTTCGGCCTGCGCCATGCCGATTGGCACCTTGATCTCGTTGTAGTACTTGGCGACGATCGTCTCGCCCGTTTCTTCTTTGCGGCGACGGATGATCGAGCTGGCGAGCAGCCGCCAGAGCATCGACAGGTTCGTGACTTCCGCTAGGAACTTCCGGTTGTCGCGTCGACCGCCGTTGCGCTGGTATTCGGTGACGGCGAAGTCGGATGTGAACTTGATCGGGCCGCTGGTGTAGTCGAACGGGAAGCGGGTGGTGGCGTTGCCGAGCGGCTTCCAGAGCGGCCAGAAGAGCTGGTCGATGAAGTTTTTGATCGGAGTGCCGGTTAGGCCGAGGAACCACCCGAACTTCGGGCCGCGCAGCGCTATCGACCGCTTCGAGTCCGTGCCGTCGCAGCGGGCCTGGATCATCTGGATTTCGTCGTAGATGCCGACGCCGTTGCGGAACGCGGTCGAGAGCTGTGACGCGATCGGCTTCATCTTCACCGCGTGGTGCGAGTAGCCGCACTTCGATCCGTTTGGCAGCTCGCGCTCGCAGAAGGCGCCGTTCCAGCCGTTGCGCAGGTCGGCCTCACAGGCCGGGCAGAGGTCGCGAGACGTCAGCTTCTTGGTGATCTTTGTCTCGCGGTAGGTGATGTGGCCGTGGAGAGCGCGGCTGCCGCTTGGTGTTTCGTACTCGGACGGCTCCTGGATGTAGGCGCCTGACTGGACGGCGGCTCGGTGGAGCTGGTTTTCGCCGAAGCCGTACTCGGGGATGGAGCGCTCCATTTCGGCGTACTGGGCGACCAGGTGCAGTCTTCCGGCTTCGTGAGCGTCCTCTTCGGCTACTTCGTTTCCGTCTCTGTCGGCCCAGAAGTAGTAGCCCCAACGGTCGGTTCCTTTGACCTTGCGCGGTTCCTGCCACTCCCTGACGGTGACGGGCGGGAGTATGAGGTTCTTGCCGCGCGTGCCGGTGAGGGAGAGCGTGTAGTACTGCGTGATGTAGAGGCCGCTGCCCCCCAGGCGCAGTTCGTGGGCGATCTTGCGGGCTTGGCCGTGTGTCTTTACGAGTGTGGGCTGGCGGCCCAGGAAGCGTTCGCACTCACGGCACCACTGGGCGATTAGGTCGTTGGCGGTGACGATCAGGAGGGCGTCTTGAGCGCCGAGCTTCACGGCGCAGCGGTAGAACGCGATCCCGCCGAGCGTTTTGCCGAGGCCCTGCTCCCAGGAGAGTAGGCCAGTCTTCTTGAAGAGCATTCTCGCGATGTCCTGCACCTGGAAGTCGCGGATCGAGAAGGGCATCGCCGTGGGGTTGTCCTCTTCCCACTTGCGGCTGTTGACCATGAACTCGTCCATGACTTCGCGGACGAGGGTTTCGAGCCGGGCAATCTCTTCGGGATGCCGGGTTGCCACATCGCCCGGATCGGGCAGTTCGAAGTGGTCGATCAGCCACTTGATGTTCTTCGAGGCTTCGTCGCCGCCATCGAGGAACGTGTGGTGGCCCACTGTGACGGCGAGCGCTTTCTTTTGTTTCTCGTACTCCTTCTTGACGTATTCGCCCTTGTTCTTTTTCGACTCGACGATGCGCTTCTCGCGCTCGATGACGGTCTTGGTTTGCGTGTTGAGTCGGTAGGACTCTCCGCGTTTGAAGCTCAGCTCTGGGTCGTCCTTGATGCATTTCAGGATTTCGACGTCCGTGAGGAAGCCGAGGCGCATCGTGGGCTTGACGTGGTAGAGCGGAATCCTCTCGCGCCGGATGCCTCCGACGACGTCTTCGATCGCGACGATCAGCTTGGGGTCGACGGTGAGGATGCCTCGGTCGGCGTAGCTGAGCATCTTGACCCAGAGCCGCTCGTTTTGGGCGAAGTACGTAACCGGTTGCCCGTTGAGGCCGTGGAAGGCGTACTGGTCGTTCTCTGTATTCAGTGCGAGCTGTGCGAAGCCGGAGGGCATCCACTGGATCGCCTTGCCGCCGACGAGAATCGCGTCGTACTCGCGGTTAGCCTTGACGCGGCCTTCCAGACGCCGGTCGTACTCGGTCTGAATCTTGGTCAGAGCCTCGCTCCGGTGGTGGCCGTAGGCGCCGGAGCGAGCGAGGGAGTGATACGGGTCGCGGGCCTTGTCGCGCAGGCCTCTTACCCAGTCGCCTGCGAGGTCGAGCATTTCGCGGGGCATCGCTCGCGTCTCGTATCCCGTTGACGTCGCTGAGCGGATACCTGCGTGGATTGCAAATGCGACGACGCAGGGAATGGTGACGTTGTCGAATAGATTGTCACATTCGATTACCGCGTAGGTGGAAGCGTTCTCGTCCAGTTTCTCGATTTGGCGGTAGAAGCGGTCGCGTCCACAGACGAAGATGAGCTGGCCGCTGTCGTCGAGCAGGCGGGACGAGTAGACCCAGGTGAGGACGGCGCTGTTGGTCGCTTTGCCGTCGCGGTAGCTTGGGTCTTCCCATTGGAGGCCGAATGGTGGGTTGGCCACGATCGCGTCCCAGGCGGGGAGTGTTTGGCGCAGGAGTGTGTAAATGTGTTGCACGTCGCCGCGCAGGGCGTTGTAGCCTCGGTTGGCTTCCTTTGAGTTTTTGATCTGATCCTTGTCGATCTCAATGCCGTAGCGCAGCGTCATCGGCAGTTCGCTCAGGAGCATCCCGTCTCCGGCGGTCGGGTCGAGTACGACCGCACGGTCGCCGATGACTGATGCGACGAGGCGGGCTAGCTCGGGCGGGCTGTAGAACTGCTGCAAGCCCTTTTTGCCGCCGTACATCGTCTTCGTGAGGATGGAATCGGAGGAGGCGAGGACTTCGTCCGTCGCCGCTCCGTCCACGAGTGCAGTACCCTTCTGATTGACGCTCATACTTCGGTGCCTCCGGGGTGGTGCGTTGGAGTTAGGGCCGGGACTGCAATCCCGGCCCTTCTTTAGGTCAGTGTCTTCGGCCTTCGATGGTTGGACGGCCACGCGGGTCTTGTGCGGTTGCTCGCAAGGACAGGAACATGTTGAAGGCGTTGACTCGCTCGATGTAGGTTGCTCGGTCTGGATCGCACAATGGGCAGATGCGCCAGTGGCGAATCATGGGGTCGGGGATGAGGCTTCCGCCGCACCGCATACAAGCTGTTTTTCCCATCGGCGGTAGGATCATCCTACAGGCCGCGTCGGCTGTGTGTTGACAGACGTGCGAAACCGGCGGGGGGTCGGGTGATGCGGGAGACGCGGATTAGGGCGCGATGTTCCGCCGCGTGGGTCTGCGCCCACTCGTTTGCGTCTCGCTCACGTCTCTGCTCGCTGTAGTTGCGTCGGTCGTCCCTCATCTCATGCTCCGATGTCCAGTTGCGGTGCTGCCAGGCGTGGCGCAGCTCGTGGAGGAACGTGTGCAGGACTTGGCTGTTGACGGCCGAGAGGCGGTCGCCCGCTTGCTCGCTCAGGTTGACGTAGATCGTGATGATGTTGCGGAGTGGGTCGTAGGTGCCGTAGTGGCGCCGCTGGTGTCCGCGCGTGATGATCTCGATTCGCGGGACGCTTTTGAAGCCGAGTTTGTCGCAGCAGAGCTGGCGGAGGTGGTCTTCGTTGATGCGGACGCTGAGCTTAGGCGCGGGCATTAGTTTCAGCCGCTCTTGTTGTGGTCGCGCTTCCAGAACTTCCAGGTGCCGTGCGGCACTCCGGCGGGCCAGCTCGGCGGCGGGTTGTTTTCGGCTGCGATCTGCTCAGCCTTTTCCACGCAGGCGCCGTGGTCGAGGTCGCCTTCGATGAGTAGTGTGATTTCGCGGTGGTCGCCGAACTCGTTGAACAGGTGAATGGCGACTTCGCTCATGTGTGGCTGCGCCCGTCCGGCTCGATCAGGCCGTTGACGATGTGCTTGCCGTAGCTGTCGCGGAGGCAGAACTCTAGGTTTCGCTCGTTGAAGCCGTCCGGTTGGAGGCTGATCTCGCCAGCCTTGTAGGTGTTGGCGAGGGTCGTGATCCGTTCACGCTGCTCGGGCGTTATCACCGCGAGAACGAAGAGGCTGGTCTTCAGCGGAGTGAAGATGTGTGCGTTTTCGTTCGTGACTCTGAGCATGGGGCAGTCCCTCCCAGGGGGTCTGATGTGGTGGGAACGCGGCGAGCCAGTCCGGTACGACGCGCAAGAGATTAAAGCGGGGCCAGGGGCCAGGATCGCGCATGGTCATTTCTAGCGTTCCTGATACTCCGAGGATGTGAATGATCGGCGGATTCCTGTCGAGAATCCGCACCACCGCTTTCCACGGTGTATTCTGCTTAGGTAACACGAGGAAGGCCGTGTAATCAGGTGAGGAATCAAGCAGAACCTCGAAGAGCCAGTCTGGGGCGATGGTCAGGGTCGAGTAGTTGCTCGCGAACCAGGTGGGTTCGAGCTGCCTGTCGCGGCAGAACGCGACGAAACCGAGGCAGGCGATCTTGTGCCGATCGCCGTTTGCCCATTCGAGGCTTTTTGCGGAGGCGGCGCCGAGAACGGAGCCGTCCTCTTGGGTCTGCCATTTGCTCATGCAGCGAGTTCAGCTTGATGGTCGATGCATTCAAGCCAAGCGAGTGCAACGGCGGCGATTTGTACGATCTCTGGCCGTGGTTCGGCCTGTCCGCCGAATCTGTTGTGCAAAACGCCCTGGGCGGCTTCTCCGACCTCTTCCATGAGAATTGCGAGCCACCATTCGTCATCATGATTCTGTTGGCCCCATTTGGTGTTTTGGTATTCGCGCTCTCGCTTGATGTCGTCGAGGGCGCTCATATCACTGGCCGCACGAGCGATGAGGGTGTTGGCGTGGCTGCGTAGATTGCCGATGAGGTATGCGGCTTCAGCGCGGGTGATGATCCACTTGGTGTCGGGCGATCCGCCGCCTTGTGACCACTGCTCGAATGCTGCTGCGCGTTGGGCGATCATGCGGCGGGCCGCCATAGGCCTGCGTCGTGGTTGAGGTTGGCGCGGAGCGAGTCGGCGCGAATCTGGTGGGCGACGGACATCTGCGAGTAGGCCATTGCCTTCTCGAACTTGCCCTGCTCCATCGCCTTGTGTGCTGAGACGAGGCAGTCCTCGGCGGCGGCGTCATTCAGAAGGTATTGGGCCTCGCTGCTCATGGCTCTTCTCCTCTCTGTTTGTCTCATCAGCCGAGTCGCGGTCGATCAGTGGCAGCGGCATCGCCGAAGCCGAGCGGCCGGGCGGGCAGAACTCGCACCATTGGTCGTCGATGCAGACGACACAGTTGTTCACTACTTCCACCAGCGGATGTCGATCAGCTCCGGGATGCGGTTGTGATCGAAGGCCCATGCGAAGTCGAATACGTACTTGGGCGAGTAGATGGAGCTGAAGACGTTGTGTTTGTTGTAGTAGGTGATGAGGACGCTGCCGTAAGAGAACCGTGCGGATGAAGAGTGAGGGAGGCCTGCGCGGAGTGCTGTTGCAATGGGGCAGGTGTATGCACCGCCTGGTGTGCCTTTCGGCATCTTTTTGAGGGGTTTTCGGCCCTGTTCGGCGCGAAGCCGGTTGACGAATGCGAGCGTACGAGAGATGGTGCGGGATGTGAGCTTCATGACGTCACCGCTGTGAGTCTGCGATGAATCTCTCGCTCCCAGGCGGCGTCTAAGTCTTCGAAGTCTCCGTCGAGGTGGTTAGCCGTGAAGCCGTGTTCGATGTTGAATGGGAAGAGGGCGGTGGCGGCGCGACCGTTGGCCTTGGTGTTGAGGTAGGAAGCGAACGCTCCGTAGCCGCACATCTTGTCGATGCGGCCTCGGATGTCCTTCATTTCGTCCCGGACGACCTGGGAGCGTGAATGTAGTGCGAGCTGGCCGCATACGCACGCCGCGCAGTCCGCCAGGTTGAGTTGGTCGAGGTTGATCTTCTTGAACCACGTCGGCATGACGCGATCCAGCAGGGCTGCGCCGCGACGGACTCGCTTGCGGGTCTGGCGGGTCTTCAGGTACTCGGGCATGGCTTTTCCTTTCAGGTTGTGGGGTGGTGCCTGCGGGCGGCGCACGGGTCGGGGGGACAGCCGTTGGGTCGAACTCCTGGATGGGATCGGACTGGCCCCTTCACCGGGTCAGGGGGTGCAACCCCCGTGCTGCTAAACAGCGCACTCGGCAGTCGAACGGTTGTGTTGTGAGACTCTGCTCGGCCCCGGCCGGATTGAGACGACGCGGGGCGCCCGTTACGGTCAGGTAACCCACGCCGCCCGCAAGTCTGTGTCATGCGGCTCCCGTAGAGCCGAGGCCGTTCTCGCCACGCTCGGTTCCGGATGACATCTCCCATTGAGTCGCGCTTGCCCATGCGAGAGAGGCGGCTGCGGTGGGGAGGATGAGGAGCTGAGCGATGCGGTCGCCACGAACGACCATGTACGGCTCGGCGCCGAGGTTGTGCAGGATCACGCCGATGCTTCCCCGGTAGCCGGGGTCGATCACACCCGGCGCGTTCAAGACGATGACGCTGTGCTTCAGCGCGAGGCCTGAGCGTGAACAGACGAGGCCAACGTGGCCGCTTGGGATCGCGAGTGCGATTGCTGTGTCGATTAGGCGTGTGGCGCCTGGGGCGATGATCTCGGTGACGTTCGCCTTCAGGTCGAAGGCTGCGTCGGCGTGCCTCGCACGCTTCGGGATGTACGACTGCTCGGGTGCGAGCGTTGGGATGAGTAGTGCCTCTCTGACCATCGGTGCCTCCGGTGTTTTTGCGGACGCGATGTGTAGGCTCATCCTACATACGCTGCTGGTGTATTTCAAGTCGGTTGTTGTTAGGAGAGCCGTCGCTCGGGTTGACTTATCCCTCGATCGAGGTATGATTTGTCTATCCCTCGATTGAGGGATAGTGCTGCCTAAAGGAAAGGCAGAGAGGAAGTGGCTCAATGGCTACGACATCTGTTAGGGTCGCTCGCGTGGTTCGTCAAGGCGAGAAGCGGCGTCCCTTTGGCGCTGTGGTGCGTGATTTGCTCATCGAGCGGGAGCTTGTTACCGGGATGGGCAATCCGAACTGGTCAGCGTTCGCTGCTCAGCTCGGGGAGATTCAGTACGAGAGCCTTCGCAAGGCTGTCACGGGCGAGCGGTGGCCGTCACCTAAGATCATGGAGATGGTCGCTCAAGCCCTAGGTGTCGAGCCGAGGCTCTTCTGGGAGTACCAGCTACATGAGGCGCAGCGCTCATTCGATCCTCGCGAGGTTGGCGAAGACGAAGCGATTGCCAACCTTCAGGCCTGGCTCGGCCAGAAGAAGAAGTAGTGGAGTGGACGGGCCGGGGCGTTAGCCCCGGCCTCGACCCCTAGCCGTAGTGCGGTCGGACGAGCGTTCCATTGAGAGCTTGTCTGCGTGTCTCGCGCAGTAGTGACAGCGACACTTCTCGCCGCTCTTCGGCGAACACGCGGAGCGGAAGATCGCGTGGGATCAGGCGTGGGTCGACTAGATGAAATGCGGTGATGGCTAACGAGAGCCGTCCGGCCAGAATCAAGTTGCTCAGCAACGACATCCGTGTGGTTCCTCCCCCTTCTTTGGGCCTTGCGACGGCCGCAAGGCGAGCGTCATCCTACAGGACGTGTCGGCACGGGCGAACAGAACTTTAGTCCTGCTTCAGCTCGCGCAGAGACTAGGGTCGCTTGGCGGTTGCGGCCGCCAGCTCCAGGAGGAACGCGGCGGAGCGGATGAGCGTGTGAATCTCCGCGAGCTGGACGATGTTGTTCTGATCGTCTCGGTCAACGCGATATAGCCGGTTGATGGCTTGCTCGCGCTTGATGGCGAGACTTTGCTCCATGTCTCTGACGCCGGTTGCGAGAACGGACAGGTCGTGGTGGGTATGGGTATCCATGTCGCTCATCGTACTCACCACTTCCACCAGCGGCACTCGCGGTTCATGGCGACCTTCGGGCAGACACAGATCAGTAGGATGGGCTTTCCGTTCTCCTCGTAGTATGCGATCTCGCCCTCGACGTAGCACTTCATTCCTACCATTGGGCGGCGAGCGGGGGCCTTGGGCTTCTTGTCGTTCGTGGCGCAAAGGACGGGGCCTCGCGGTGTCAGGCAGATGCCGACACCTGCTGTCGCCGAGGCGGAGATGGCGAGGAAGCAGAGCGAGGCGATCAGGATGGATAGAGACAGCCTCATGGCTGGCCTTCTTGTTGACGGCAGAGACGGAGAGCGTTCACCAGCTCGTCGAACCGATCGGTCATCGGGTTCTGATAGCTCATTTCTGCGATGCAGTGAGCGCGAGCTTCGTAGCTTTCGGGTGTCACTACGGCTCGCTCAGAGAGGATGCGGTCTTCAAGTCGTGAGACGACGTGCGGAGCGGCGATCGAGCAGCCGACGACCCAGAGGGTCAGGATGATGAGGAGGGTGCGCATAGCACCCCAAAAGCCGGAGGGGGATTCCGGCTCTCAGGGTTCCACGGGATGCAGCGGCGCGGACAACACCCGTCCAAGGATTGTCGCTGCCGCTGCACTCCAAGAGCCGGAGAGGGGGACTCCGGCTCTTGGGCTTCATCGGTCACCCGTCGATCATCAAGCGAGTGATCCTCAGAATGGGATGTCGTCGCCCTGCGCGGTGGCGGCTCCGACTAGGTCTGCTCCCTCGGTCGCGGCGTCTTCGGCCCCGACGTCGGCGGGGGTGTCGTTCGGCACGTTCTTGTGCCGAAGGAAGTGGATGCGCGAGGCGCTCACTTCGACAGCGTCGTACTTGAAGCCGTCGTCTCGCTCCTTGCGGTTTGCGTTCAGGCTTCCCTCGACGGCGACCTCGTCGCCCTTCGTGCGGTACTGCATGACGGCGTCGGCGGTGCCGTTCCAGCACGTCACCCACAGGAAGTCGGCGGTGTTCTTGCCGATGCGCTCGATGGCGATGCGGAACGCTACGCGCTTGTTGCCTTTCGATGTGTCCGCGAGGCGGACGGGGACGGTCGCGATGCGACCGATGAGGTTGACTGAGTTCATCGTTTGGGGGCCTCCGGCCCCGTTCGACTCCCTCACGTTGGGAGTCGGGGTGTAGTTGTGAGCGCCCTCGCTTGGTATGACGCGGGCGGGTGGCTCTCAGCTCTGCCACTCTCTTCACCCGAAGAACCGGATCGGCAATCCGGCCCTTCGAGCGGAGAAGCTTTAGCGGCTCGCCATCAGTTCTTCGCGTATTTCCACCAGCAGGCGGCCTAGGTGGTTTTCGCCCTTTCTGTCGCAGACTCCCCAGAAGCGGTCACCCCAGGTGTTTCCTTCTACCAGCGTTTGCGGATGCGTCGCGACCAGGTGTTCGCGTAGGTATGGGATTGCGAACTTTCGGCGCAGAAGCTCGCGCATCGCTATTAGTCGGAACTCGTTCCAGTCTGGGCGAAGCGTTACGCTCCGGCCCATGCGCTTGGCTTGGCCGGGCGTTTTGGTCAGGCGGATGCGCTCACGTTCGTTGGGGTCGAGGCTCTTCGCGGCCTGGAAGGCGTGTTCCGTAGTTGGGTAGAGCAAACCGTACATCGCGACTGGTGCGGCGAAGAAGTTGCTCAGGAAGCGGTACTCGCCGTGGAAGTGGTCGATCATGTGGTTGCTCTCCTCATCGCCTGTGTCAGAGATGCTTCCCAGACTGAGTCAGGCACGTTCCATTCACCGGCTATCGCGTGAGCGCGAACGAGGCACACTTCGCTCAGCTCGGGGTTTTCGTCGAAGCGAGCGCGGAATGCCCACTCCAACAGCGAGCAGATGCGGGAGAGAAGCGTGACGGGCATCGTGAAGGACTGGACGGGCATGACGTGGCCTCCGGGGTGAGAAGTAAAAATCTTTGCCCCACTCGCCAGGTCGCGGCACCGTCCCTCGGCCAGGCCCCGCCGAAGCCATTAGTCTGAATTGACCCGCCACCAGCCGCTTTTCAGCGGAGAGTGTGAGCTGAACAAAAAAGGGGGAGCGCCCCTCGATTTGAGAGGCGCCCCGCCCTCGATCTGGCTCTTAGCTCTTGCCGAGCGTCCAGTGGCGCTCGGCGTTACCTTCTGTCTTACGCATCCGACTTTCGATTGTCCGGGTGCAGCTCGCGAGGCCGGACAACTCGCCTCGACTCTCGATCTTGCCCTTGATCCACGATGCGATTGTGCCGTGGACTGGCTTCCAGCGACCGTCAGGGAGCTGCTGCCAGTCGACGACCATCAAGCGGTTGCCGTATTCCTTCGTGCCGTGCAGCCTGACGAGCATTGCGTGAAGCTGTGCGCGAAGCTCGTAGACTCGTCTTACGATCCACTCGGCGCGATCTTCGTTCCTTCGCGCCTGCTCTTCGTCGGTTAGGTCTGCGTCGGGTGCGACGAAGGCCTTCACGTCCTCGGTGCTGACGTCGCACCTGTGCAGCCAGTCGACTATGTTGCGCTCGGCGCTGAGACGCTTGTCATCGACAAGTGTTGCCAGCTCGTCGTAGCTCCAGCCGTCAGCCTCGACCTCGCGCCAAGCGATCCGGAGGCGCTTCAGCTCCTTCGGATCATCGGTCATCGATGCTCTCTCGATGAT